CATATCATCTTCGCCAGTGTCGCCAGTTTCCAACTCAAAGCCGAACCGAAGTTTACCATCATCGGGAACTTGGTAGTCGTGGGAATGATAACCACCGATTCCACCACGATGCCGTCTGATTTCATTCATGCACGAGTGGCAGCACATTTGACCACGGAATCGAGTGAGGTTATCCATAGTGAAATCGTTGCCGCAGTGTTCGCATTGTGCGCCGATGTTCTCGTAGCACTGGTCGCATACATGACTATCACCACGATTCATAGAATGGCGGTTGGTTGCCCTGTACCACTCGTGACATTCATCGCACTGGAAGTAGAGGATTGAATGGCACTGTTCGCAGAAAGCACCATCGTCATTGACGTAAGATGCTTGCCGTCCACAAATGATGCAGACGTCGGGGTTTTCATTTTCTTCCGGCATAAGACTTGCCCTTTCTCTGTTTGGTTTTGAAGATGGACTTCATTTTGTTGTTGAACTCGATGCGCTTGAGTGCATTACGCTCTCGCACATACTCGGCTTTTGTCATTACGGACACAGTTCGCCCATAATTGACAACGACAAGTTCGGGACGTTCCATTACACATACTCCTGTGGGTAGTGTTGTTTGTGGTATGCCTTCCAATCCCCATTCGGAATAAGGATGAAAGAGCGTTGAATCTGTTCGCGCTTGAAGAAATAGACGAACCCATGAACATTGGCTCCGTCAAACGTCTTAGCAGTTATGAGCTTTCGCCCATACAGCTTCGGATAGCCCTCAAGCCTGTCAATGTCGGGAAGGGACGTGGGAGGCAGAATAATGAGTTCCGCCTTAATCTGCGTATGCCCTTCAAGAACCAATGCAGGGAAGTTATACCTTGTATCGAACAATGTGCCGAAGAAGGTAACAGGAACGATACCCATGCAATTACGGCAAAGGTAATGATTCCTCTGCCCCGACATAAGGGTTCCATACGTGATAATCTGTACGGAATCAGGCATAACGACACCTCTTCATGGCTTCTTCGAGCTGTTCATTGACGCGACGATAGAGATAATTTGCATTTTTATCCCCATTCGTCTCTTCCATGCGCTTCTTATTCCAGTTGAACCAGTCATAAACTGCGCGGCGAGGCATTTCAACCATATGCAGATTACCGAGAGGCATTGTGTCCTTTGCCCACTCATACAATCCCTGAACAATGGCAAGATGTCCGAAGAAATCATCCGCACAATCCACAGGGCAGAAAATGCGAAACTCACAGGTAACATGAGTTGACGTGCAGAAAGACAATGCAGCATAGTGCGTATCGTCCTGTCTTTCCCAGAAACCCTCACGGTAATCATCGTCGGGGTCTCCATATTCAACCCAATCATTTTCTTCACGACCAGCCAGTTCCTCGAACAATGACTGATTCTTGGAAATGAACCACTGCAACGCTCTCCACGTCAATGCCGGAAGAGCCGCCTTAGTGATATGCACATGGAAACCACAGGAATAGTGCGGCTTCATATCGTGGTTGCTGAACGTATCATACAGGTTCTCAACCATGTTTTTGTGAGCAAGCCACCAGTCCCATGTGTAAGGATTGGAAATGGTCTCGAATCCATAGTCGCGAATCGAACCATCTTCTTCCATGACAAAGAAACGACCGAAGTCATTTTCAATCTCACCCGAACAACGGCGCATATCTTCGGAACAGGCATCGCCCATCTCAAGTTCGACCCCAAGATAAGGCATATCACCTTTTTTGAGTCTGGGGCAGTCATAATCGTGGGAATGATACCCGCCAATGTCACCTGCTCTGTGTTGCTCGGACTGATGCTCTTCGTAGCAATCATAGCAGAAGTCCTCTTCACAGTCCTCGCAGTAATAAATGTCGTCACTATGGACAACTTCACCGCAACGAGCGCAGGTGTAGTAATGGTCATCGTAGCACTCACGGCACACGCAATCATAGCTGCCAATCTGCATCATTTCAGCAGAGGCAACGACATTACCGCAATCAGGACAAACGCAGAAATCGTCATCTTTGTTGTCCTCATAGCAGGTGTCACAGAGATGGTAGGTTTTCCCATCAATTTCGACAATGTGGATTTCATCATCGTCGCAGTTGTCCAAAGAGCAACCGCAGTCATAATAGTCGCAACGCATAATCGTTACTCCATTATTTGTTTGTTTTGGTTTGAAATGGCTTTACCGACAAAGGTTTATGTCGGTAACGGTTTAGTCCCATATCCTCCTAAATATGGAAACGTTGGTTGATACTCTAACTTAAATCATAAAGCACCGAATGAACCGATGCCTTATGATTTAGATTAGAATGTAGGCGGCAGTAATGAAACCACCGCCCATATCCAAGAACCGAATGTCAGAACTTATCATTGTCAACATAATGAAAGTTCAAATTGATGTCGCCCTGATTATGCAACCACTCATATGCAGGGTGGAAATCATACAGACTGGTCACATAAACGCGATTGTGAGCCACCTGAAACACATAGTTGCACAAAGGAGCCTCAACATATGCATCAGCCCACTGGTCAATGAATAAATCACGACCAACGACCTCTTCCATAACCAACGTGCCAGCCCATTTCAGATACAGGAAATTGTCATGCATTAATGTGACTGCCGCCGTGTCCCTGATGTAGTCCACAAGTTCTTTCAGCGTCATTGTGAAACCTGCGCGAATGACGATAAACTCGCGTTTCCCATACTTATCCGTAAGATTGAACTTATGGATTCCGAACTCCACGCCTTCACCGTATGTGGCTGAGGTGGAGTGTACGTAAACCATCTTAATATCCACAATGTCGAACGTACCATCTTCATTGATTTCGATTTCGTGTTGCATAGTTTTTTCCTTATGAGGTTAAATCCATGTTTCAAAGAGGTCATCGAAATTGAACATAATAGGAACCGTAAGCAAGTCATTCTTCTTGCCGTAGTCCATAATACGCTTCAGTTCGCTGTCCTCTACATTGAATTTATTGTACGAAATGTGCTTGGCGACTGTGTATGCTCTTGACGTGAACCAGACATCCTTATGGTCAGTCGGTATCACCATTCTCTCCAACAGTTCCTTACAGAAAATGTCGTTGGGGATAGTGCTGAATGTGCCTTTCTTTGCATGTTCGAGGAAATACCACAAATGTTCACGGTATGGATTTGCGAACAATGTCACCACAGTTATCGGTCTTTCCCATATTTGGAACCGATGAACGTATCTTCTTTCCACATGGTCTTTTATCTTGACCGGAAATGAAGACGTGCCGTGATAGACCCCATAACCATTTGAGGTCAGTTGGAAGTCGTGTTGCATGATTTAGTTGCCCTGTAAAGTTTGTAAATGTTGGTGCGGATTGTGGGATGAGAACCAAGATACCGCCACAGAGCCATATTGATAGCTCCTATAAATGGCGCATACTGTTCTCCGAGGAACTTGTATGAATCGTAGACTGGCATCTTACTTTTGATAACCTCATCCACGATATATCCCATAACAAGATTCGACACAATATAGGTCTCATTTCCGACAAAGTTAGCGGAATCTATCATAATGACGTATTCTGCTAATCTGTGGTATGTGGGTCTATTGTTATCGACTTCGGGATAAATGAAAGTGGTGTGAAATGTTCCGTTCTTGTAGATGCCGTAAAGCCAGAACTCAACATTCACACCACGTATCATTTTCGTGTACAGTTTATACTGCTTGACGAAATGAATAGGCGGCATCTCCATTGTTTCAGATTCCTTTCGTTTTCTTAATGCGGTCAATCGTGTCGGCAATCCTTTCAGAAATGCCGAAGTCGTGAACATCTTCTTCAATCAGCATAACGAGGAAGATGCAGGTGAAGAGAATTGGGATAGCGAAAATGACCAATTCCACGAGTTGTTCGATGCTCATTGTGTTTCCTTTCTGTTTGGGTTTATGGACTGGGTTTGAATGCACTGCGAATCAATGCACTCAAGACAAACCATAACCCCCGTAGGGAATGAGGTGCAGGGCTAAACTACCGTAGTATGCTTATCTGCACCTCATGTTGTTCTGAGTATGAAGGAATACCCAGCATTAGTTAATCTTCATTGTGATATACCGTTTGAAGTATTGCAACATTTTTATTTTTGGATTGTTTGTTAATGTTATCCGATACTCACTTTATGGTATGTTTGAATTTTTGTCGCTATTGTCAATCATAGCGGAGAATTAGGACTTACTCATCGGGGATTGTGCCGCAAGAATGGACTGCCTTTCTCAATGCCGCTGATATTGTTGCATATCATCCATTCTCTCCTACTTTGCATCGCTTATTAGTGTAGTTTCTATGCCCGCGTTAAGCGTATCAATTCTTGCATTTAACTATATTTCTCACTGACCGTATGCCATAAAGGTCTACGATTGCATTTCAGACTTATGCCTTATCGTCGATTTTATCCGACTTCATGGAGTTACGACTGACCCCTAATTTTAATGCTGGTCCGTAGACTTGCATAGAATTAGGTATTACTTGAGAACCTCATGGAATCCTCGTAACCCGAATGTCAAAGAACAGTTCTGCCAGACCACATAAGTCTACCTTCGCAAAACACTATAATATATCACTTCATTTCCTGTTTGTCAAGCTCATTTTGAAGAATTTTTAATATGTTTTTGACTTTTTTGAGGTTATTTTATCATTGTTATTTAACGTAGATGCTAACGTAATCTTTAACGTTCTATCTTGATGTAATCGTTATATAGCACGTCATCTTCAAAAGTCAAGCCCTCATCCAGATTATTTTCAGAATGTTTTTACTCTATACTGGAATCTTATCTACATTTGCGATAAAACTAAGCATTATCCGTATCGGCAGTGCATTAGTTATCCGCTATTGTATGGAGATTGGGTATATGTAAAGTTTGTCATATTATACCCTTTAAGGTACATTTATCAGGTTTTATCATAAATGCTATCCTATCGGGTATATTTTATCTATGGTCTAACATTAATCCAAAAGCAGACATTAATCATATGGTTGTCATTAACTCCGTTTGTGACATTTAGTGGGTTGTTAATGACGGTTTATCCCAATCTTTATCTGTACATCAAAGTTATCCAGTTAGTCCAGCCTAAGTTATCATAAAAGCTATCCTCCGCCTATATTATTAAAGTTATCCGAATTGCAACATTTTTGAAACAATATTGCAACTACTTTCAATTTATGCACAATCTTATCTGTATTGTAGCATAAAAGTTAGTCCAGCCTAAGTTATGATAGGTGTGTCGGTGTAATAGTGATGCAGTGTACTATAACAGTAATACACCTATGGTATAAATTTAATTAAGCGGTGAGGGTAAAATGCAAATACTTTCAATAATGTTTCAAAAAAGTTGCAATAAAGTTTCAATAATGATAGGGTTCCGCCGACGACAAATGAAATGCACCTGTCACGATATATGTACTTGATAATCAGCTACTTACAACACAAATGTAAAGGTGCTGTCATCATAAAAACACATAGCCACGATAATGACACCAAGTATTCATAAACAATAAAAATATAAATGACTTAGTCCAGCCTAACTTTTTATTGAATGACTTAGGCTAAACTAACTTTTGAAGTATGTTATTGATTACCGACAAAGATGAAAATGCAAAATGATAGACAACGACGCATAAATGCCAGCGTACATAAATGCCGATGTTTATAAACTATTTACTATATTTAACTATTCACTGGTGCAAAGCATAACTTCAAAAGAAATGCTGACACCGATGAAGATAAATATGTAATGCGGTTTTTACATTTATGCCGATGTAATGCCGACGAATGACGATGAATCCATATAACGACAAAGATAACGATGACGATGCAAATACCGACGTATGCCTATGCCGATGAATATATACATTACATTGGTTAGGAATGCCCAACAATCAGGAATGTCGAAATACTTGTAAAATTAGGTAAAATAACAAGTTGACGTCGGCGGCTCTAAAAATACTTTACCAGTAGAGTAGTGTTTAATTGATACTTTACCAGTAGAGTAGTGTTTAAGGATATAAGAAAGCCCGAAAAGCTCTTAGCTTTTCGGGCTGTTACTGGTTTTTAGTTTACTCTATTTCAAGCCTTGAATAGTAGCTTTCAATAGTATCTATTACAAGTTGATTTTCTACTCTATAAACCGTGTTTCCAATAGAGAAAGTAAAGTAGAATTTAGCGTTTTTGATAGCTGTTTCAAGTATCTTTTCAAGCTCGTTTTCGGAAAAAGAGTTAATCGGGAAAAAAGATATTGTTTTCATGTTAGAACTGCCCCTTAATATATTCAAGTTCGCGCCCATCTATAACAAGGGGCTGTTTGATAGCGTTAATCGTACTACGGATTGCTTTATTGATAGAAACAATAGCCTGTAAATCCATAGCTAATCGGGCATTATCCAATAACGTTTGAAAGACAAGTGAAATAGCCTCTAAATCCTCTTGAGAATACATGATTTTTGTTTCCTTTCTTTTGTGTTTAGTTGTTTGCAATATAGACTAATCCTAACAGGAAAAGCCCAATTGTGATGGAGTAGTAGAGGATAGCAAGTAAAACGGTTTTCAAGCTGTTTTCCTTTCTTTTGTGCTAACTGTTTCTATTGTGCGCTTTTACTGGTTAGGTTTTTGTTAATTAGTTGTTTTTAGCTTTCTTTTCGTTTTCTTTTTGTGCAAACTCAATAATATCTTTTTTGAGTTTTTCACAATTAAGAGTATACCCGAAAAAGGCTAACCAATAAACAATACGTTTAGTATACCCGAACTGACCGCAAGTTGTAGCGCCTAAGTCAATTATTTCTTTTTGCGTATAATTGATTTTAAGCAATACGCAAGCGAAAATAGCAAGTTGGATTAAGTCGTTAAGTTTGGGCTTTTCGGCATCTTTTACTGCCTTTTCGGCAGCTTCAAGAGCGCTTTTACTGGTATTAACCTTTTCAAGCGCCCCCTTATAGGCTTTCAAGTCGTTTTTCTTTTCGGCAGCTTCAAGCTCTTTTTGTGCGTTTGAAAGCATGGTTTTTGCGTTTTCAACTACGTTTTCAAGAGCTTTTACAGGATTAAGGCTTGAGAAAAACCGAAAAACAAGCGCAAGAGTAAAAGTAATAGTTTCCATAGATACGTTTCCTTTCAAAAGTAAAAGCGCACAATAGAAACAGTTAGCTTTTTGTGATTAAGTTTTTCAAAGAGCTATAGTCTTTATTGACTACACCATCTAATATAGCACGATATATAAAAAATTCAAGTGTAAACATAAACTTTTTTCGATATTTTTTGTAAGTGTTTGATAATCAATAACTTTTTTCTATAAAAATTTTACACCAAAACAGATTGACAGGAAGGAGGGGGAGGTGCGAGAGTTGTTCACACATACAATCCACATTTTCAAAACCCATCAATAAAATCTGATTTGAAATAACCTACAATAAAATTTGAAACCAGACAGCAATAAAATTAGATGCCTACTGAGAACTTTGCAATAATGAGCGTAAAGTTTGCATTATCGTCTATACTTATGAATATTTATAGACACTTTGGCGCATAACTGGTACGAAAAATGTGCCAAATTACTGCAAAACTGGTTGGAAAAATGTGCCAAAGTGCCATTTAAGGGTAATATTTGCACTTTGGATTGCACTTTGGAATACTTGCTTCAAATACATCAAATATGACGCAATTCTTTATAAAATACGCTCGAAAATGCTATATTTGATTGATTGTACGTTTGAAATTTAGTTGACATGTCGAGTTAGTTTATAATAAAAGAGACACGTACAAAAGCTGCATCTAATGTACGTGTCAAAGACAAGGAGTCAAATATACGATTAAGAATGTTTTTGTTTCAGTTCATAAAGAAGAGTGGTATATGCAACAATTTCTTCAATGTACTTATATAGCCAGCGTTTATCGTCATCGTCAAGTTCAAATGGAATACGATTTATGAGTAATTTCTTTTTGAGAAGGTGGTTTTCATGTTTAAGTCGTGTGTTTTCTTGAATGTAGTATTGTTCATTCATAGCTAATCTCAATGTTATGGCGTGTAAGATTGTGATAGCAGTTTCTCATAAGGGTAATAACAGAGCTAACATCGGATTCACGGCAAATACAGGAATCGTGGACAGGAATGATTGGGATATTAATTGATTTGGCAAGTTCAAGGATAGAAAGCATCAGTTCGGAATCGGCGTTTTGAAGTCTGAGACCAAAGTTATCGTCAGCAAAGAAATGTTCACGGATAGCAGAATGGCGTTCAAGCATTTTGGAGATAGCGAGTTCAACATCAAGGTAATTATATTTGTGTTTGACGTAAGGATTTTCAAGGATGGCGTTAATGGCTTGATTTCGTGTTGTGCAGTTAAGAGAGATAAGGATGACCTTCTTGGCAAACTTACGGTCCGATACGAAGTCATAAGCATCGCCAACAAGTTCTTTTCCGTTAAGGTTGTAGGCAAGGTTGATATGGAGGCAGTGGAAATCCGGTTCGACTGTTGCTTCTCCATTGATTTCTATGGTCTTTCGTTCAGATTTTTTGAGGGTCTGATACGTAAAACCGTTGCCATCAGTACAGGTAGCATACAGTCTTCCACCATGTTCCCAATCCTCAGTATAGACAGATTGAAGGTTGATGCGGAGGCGTTTCTTTTCGTTGTTCTTAATGCAGGTAACAAGGACAGAATCAGAGTAATAAGCGTTCAGGGATTCAATAGAGTGTTTTTTCGCTAAGATGTTGGTAGGAAGAGAGTTAAAATCAAGTTTAATGTCGTGTTTGTTCTTTTTAAGGCGTATGGTATTGGTGTGTTTGGTGTTGAAAATATGTTTATGAGCTTTATTTTTGGTATTGAAAATGAAAGTTAAGGCTTCAGTGGCAAAATATCTGGAACGGTAATTGTTTACATTGGAAATCAGGTCTTTATGTCCCTTGATTTCTTTAAGATAGCCACGATTGACAAGGAAATCAAGGACTGCATTGAGCTTACGGACCGAGATTTTCTGTTCCTTTAAGGTGGTTGTCTTGTTGTATGCCGCCCAAACGTGACAATCTCTGGACACGTAGAAGCCAGTCCCGCACATTGACGTATAAAGCGCGTTGCACAGGACCATTGTAAGGTACTTCTTGGCGTCAACAGTATTAATTTCCTTGGCAAACCCATCAATAAGGGGTTCGACTTCCGGGAAATTGAGTTCTGCAATAACGTCAATCGGTTTGGCTTGTCTGATTTGAGTTGTTTTCGTGTCCATAGGTTGCCTTTTTGTGTTTTACGAGATATAATATAGCACCGTTTCCGAAAAAGTCAAGCGAAAAAGCAACATTTCTACAAACTTTTTTCGATTTTCTTTTTCTTGATTTGGTGTAGTATCTAATATAGCACAGAATCTCCAAAAGTCAAATCCAAATCAAAAAATAAATTAGAATATTTGATATATAATTGTCAAACCCTACATATACTATTTACCATATACGCACTACAAGTCACAACCTCTTCATTCTCAGCTACTTACAAAAACACCCTCAATTCCTGCTTATTTTACCTATTTACATTGATTTATGAACAGGTTTTAGACGCATAAATATTACCGTTCGGGCATATTTTAGGTTTTCATTCGGTAAAATTTCAAAAATGTTACCGTTCGGGAATAAAAAATAAAAATCGAAAAAAGTTATAAATATGTTACTTTTTTGCTTGACTATTTGGTTATTGGTGTTATAATATGTGTTGACTTACTATAGGAGGACTATGCAAAACATACCAATCGAGTTGAACAGACACTATCGGCATGATGAGATTTCCATACAGTGCGGCGAATCTGCATACACTTTGGCATTAGAAAACCAAGATGATATTCGCAGACGGTTTGTTCGTAATGAAAACGTCCACTGGTATGTAACTGCAAAGCGTCGTGGGAAAACTACATTGAGTTATATCGTTGTTCATAAGAAAGACATAACAACTTCTCAGAATGCAGCGAAGCGTACTATCTTTATGAGTTATGAAGAAGCACGTGAAATTGCCAACGAACTTATGCACTCTGAAATGTTTTATGCAGTAAATATTGTCGAATGTTATGACAGGGTGGGTGTATGCCTCTAAAACTGACAGAAAAACAAAAATATGGCATGAAATTGCTGAATGACCCAAAATACACGAGAATTGCGTTTACTGGCGGTTCTCGTGCTGGTAAGTCTGTTGCATTTATGGAATTTATGATGCAGAGAGCATTTCAATTCCCCGGTTCCAGACAACTCATATGCCGCAGAGCCTTAGTTGATGCAAGACGAGCTATTTGGGAAGATACCTTGAAGAAATATTTGACGGACCAGATACCGGAATCCGAATATACTCTTATGAAATCTGAAATGAGAGTGGTATTCAAGAATGGGTCCACGATTGAATTAGGTGGTCTGGATGGTGAGGACCAGTTGCAGAAAATCCTTGGTACTGAGTATCTTACAATATGGCTGAATGAAGCTACTGAAATGCGGTTCGAGGCTGTTACGATTCTGATTACTCGTCTGGCTCAATCCGTAAAGGACACCACAGGAACGTTTACAGGGGTCAATAAGCTGATTGCTGACGCTAACCCCTCCTCCCCTCGTAATTGGGTCAAGAAGTGGTTTATTGACAACGTAGACCCCACCACAAGACCGCCAAAGAAGCTGAAAGACGCAGATAAGTTCGTTCATCTGCATTTTACCCCCTACGATAACGCTGAAAACCTGCCACCGGGATATATCGAACAGCTTGACGCACTTCCTTATGAGATGCGGGAAAGAATGCTCAAAGGCAACTGGATTGGCGGTGAGGGTCAGATATTCAAAGAGTTCAATGCGGAGAAACATTTGATTGCTCCGTTTGAAATACCGAGAACATGGGAAAGGGTGAGAGCCATCGACTTTGGTTATAATCACCCTTGCGCCATTTTATATACGGCTTACGATTATTCAACAGATACTATATATGTATATGATGAATATAAGGAATCCGGCAAGACGATTGACGAGATTGCAGAGTACATGAATAACATGGAGCAGAAGAGGCACGAGTTCTATGATTGCACGTGGTCAGACCATGATAAGTCGGACCGGGCTTTCTTGGCGAAGCATGATATTGTTACAAGGGCGGCGAAAAAGTCGGTCTTGGATGGTATTAATGCGGTACGTCAACGTCTTTCCAGTATAAGCCCTAAGACACATAAACCTAAATTACTCATCTTCAACAACTTAGATGCCTTGATTGACGAAATGTACAGTTATGAGTGGCATCAGTCCGAGTCTGAGGTTATGGATAAGGACGCACCAGTCAAGATTAATGACGACCTTGTTGATACATTGAGGTATGTTGTTTATGGAAGAGATAAAGACAACGGAATTTCATTATAAGGAACTTGTTTTATGGATAATTTAGTTACTGTAAATACAAACACTGAGGCAGAGACACCGAATGAACGAATCTTCAACCGTGTTAATGCGTATTACATGGCAGTCAGCCCCATTTGGAAGAAAGCCCTGAAAGCATATAATGGCGGAAAGGACTATCTGAAGGGAACACTCAGGAAGCACCCATCTGAGACGGATGAGGAGTTCAAGGAGCGTGTTGACAACTCCTATAACATAAACCTCATTAAATACAGCGTCAAGGAGTTCGGCAATTACATTTTCTCTAAGACGCCACGCAGAAACAATGCAAATGAGGAAATCGTTAAGGACTTCGACCGACAGCAGAAGCAGGTCAACGAGGTTATGTGGAATTTGTTCCTGTATCATAACCTGTGCGGTCTTACTTGGGCTTTGGTTGATATGCCGCAGTTCAAGGGTACTGAGGTTGATATAAGGACAAAACAGGAGCAGAAGATTCGTCCGTGGTGTAAGGTACTTTCTCCGCTTGCCGTTCCTGACTGGTGTTTTGATAAGTTCGGCAATTTGGAATGGGTTATTATTGAAGAGTTTGTGGTTGAAAAGGATAACCCATTTGCAGAGCCAAAGCTGATTAAGAAGCGTACCCTTTACACGAAGACATACTATCAGGTGTTCTCGGCAGTCGTTACAAGCCCCACAACCTCAGTCAAGAATAGCGGCATCCGGGTTGGTAGAAGGGTGAAGAATAACATTGGTGTCGTTCCAGTCATCCCATACAGCGATTTACTGTTTGACAGGGACTTCAATACACCTGAGATTGCTGACATTCTTACGATTTATGACGCTATTCTTGCAGGTGAATCGGAACTGCTTACCAATATTCTGAAGCAGACTTATGGGCAGTTGATTCTTCCCATGTCTTCGCACTCTATGGTGAGCAAAGTCAAGGCTCGTCTGTCTGAGGCTGGTATCGACCCAAATTCTCCGGCTACCACAGCAATCATCACTCAGGAAGTCGGCATGGAACTGTCTCGTACAAAGGCTATTTATGAAGACGCTGACGAAAAACAGGTTGCAAGATATATTCAACCTGCCGGAGCTACCACGGAATCTATTATCAACCATAATGACAGGCTGCTTGCTCTGACAATGAAGATTACCGGATTCCTTGTTGGTGTTTCTACTACACAGCGTGAATCGGCAGACAGCAAAGCGGTTGATAATGCTTCTCTTGCCGCACAGCTCATCCGTATTGCAAGCCGTCTTGAGGAAATGGAGTTGAATATCTGGAAGCTGTTTAATATGTTTGATTCTACGATTGCTGTTCCAGAGGTTACATACAGCAAAGATTATGATATTCACGAGTTCAAGGCTGTTATTGCTGGTCTTGTTGAGCTTGCGAACATCAATGGCGGCGACAACTTCAAGCAACAGGTTCTCAGGACTGCCGTTCATGCTATGGATAGTATTCACCGTATTCCTGATGAGACTTACGCACAGATTATGGACGATATTAAATCCGGTAAGACCTCAGAGCTTCCGCCTACATTCTCCGGCAAAGCTGACTACATTTCTGATACATCCGGGAGTAGACCAGATAACGTTAGAGCGAAGACGGATTATGACGGTTCCAACGAAAAAATAGGAAAAACGCAAAAATTGTAATACTTATGTTACATTTTTATTTGCAATCTATACGCTTTCCACTATATTATGTAACAGCAGACTAAACTGCGATAACAAATGATAACACAATATAAAGGATTCACAATGACTTACGAAGAACTGTCCGCAAAACTCAAAAAAGGAGAACCTCTGACAGAAGAGGAGTTCAAAGAGTTCGGTAAAGTTACACGACCGACTGAACGCTTCAATGAGGTTTCCGCAGAAAAACAGAAACTCAACGACCAGATTAAGGAGCTGAACACGCAGATTGAAAATCTCAATGCTGAAAAGCTCAAGCTCACTCAGCAGAATGATGATGCTTTCAACGCCAAGCTCTCTGAAATCACTGGCGCACTTGAGACACTGAAAGGAGAAAATGAAAACCTGAAGAATGCGAATCAGAGATATGAGCGTCTTCAGAAGGTCAGCCAGATTGCCAACACAACCTGTAAGACCGTGGCTAATGCTACGTTCAAAGATGCTGACTACCTTTCCGTTCTCCTTGAAAGAAAAGGGGTTGACCTTACAAAAGAGGAGGATGTCAAAAAGGCTATTCTTGAACTTAAAGATGAAAAGCCTGAACAGTTTGTCGTTACAGTCAAGCCCGGAGCTGGTGCAGGTGGTGAACCTAACAACCAGACATCGGGTGAAAAACCTGAGTTCAAAACACAAGAAGAACGAGTTGATTTCATAGCTAAACACGGCTTTGAAGAATATAAGAAACTTAAAGGAGATTGATTATGGCTATCACACTTCTTTCCGACCTTCTTCCATATGCGAATCAGTTCCGTGAAGGTTACATTGATTCGATGGTTGAGGCTTCTCGCCTTTTCAACGAAGGCTCCAACGGCGCAATCCGCTTTACCGATTCTGATGCTAAAGGCACCCTGACAAAGACTGCCTACTTCAAGGACTTCGGTACTGTCAGTCGGCGCGACATCACTTCTACTTCCGACCAGACCCCGGAAAAGATTGAACGTGATGAACATACCATGTTCCGCACCTACTTCAAGCTGAATGCCATTGAATGGCAAGATGAGGCTTTCTGGACCTCTGACCGTATGCAGCAAGACGCCATCATGTATATGATTGGTGGTCAGCTTGCCAAGAAGAAGATGCAGGAATCCATCAAACAGGCTATCAACATCGCCTCTACCGCGATTGTCTCTGGTGACGGTGCTACGCATAAGACCGTTCTTGACCTGACCTCCCCAAAGCAGAACTTCCTTCAGCCGCAGGTCAACCTTGCGCGTATGAAGTTTGGTGCTGAGTATGGTCGCCTCAAGATTATGGTCATGCATTCCAGCGTGTTCTTCGCTCTGGTTCAGAACCAGACCCTCAACTATATGTATGACCTCGGTGGCGGCGTTACGCTCTACGGTGGCATCCCCGCTACTATGGGTATGCCGTTCATCGTGTCCGACCAGCCGTCCCTTATCTATACGGACGGTGATGATGTCTTCTACAAGACCCTGCTTCTGACTGATTCTGCCATCACTCTGGCTGACGCTGGTCCTATTCGCGCCAACCTTCAGACCATCGGCGGCAAGGAAAACATTTCCCATCTGTATCAGGCTGAATGGTCTATGTGGAACAACGTCAAGGGCTATCAGCTCAAGGCTGCTGCCAATCCGCAGAGCAACCCGTCTGACAGCACTCTGACCACATCCTCGAATTGGGAGCAGTGGGTTTCTGACACCAAGAATACCGCTGGTGTTCTTGTTAAGTCCATCGCTGACCCGGCTTCCATCCAGCAGGTCATTAACGTGCGTTACGTTTCTGATGACGCTGGTTCCGGTTCTGGCTCCGGCTCCTAATCGGAACTGATTGTGGATGGTGTGGGACCTTGAAATCCCACACCATCTATATTTCATAAGGAATTGACATGAAGTTTAGTATACCGACTATTCTGTACGACCCGGAAACATTCCCCCAAGCACAAATCTACGCAGAAGTATGGGGTATCTACGCAAAAGATTTATCCTCATTGTTAAAATGGAATAGCATTAAGCCAGAGCATTTTGATTACGGTGATATTTACTTCGCTGTACGAAATGACAAATATAAACAAATTGAAGATGAACATAAGAAGTATTTTCACTGCGAGTACCTTGAAGACTTACCGGATTATAGGGGTTGCGATAGATACAAAAAGTATGCAGAATTAGTGAAGACTGGACTTCATGTTTTTGAGGACATGAGGAAGATGCTTGCAGACAGGGCTTACCAAAAAGAAGTTGCTGAAAAAGAGAAAAACGGTGAGTATCTGGATGAAAAGCCCAGTGAAAAGTTGTCTCCGAAAGTCAAAAAATCGTTGAAGAAGAGAGGGTTACATGCTTAATACAGTTGAAATGGCAGATTCGTACTTTGCCTCTAATTTCTTCTACAAGGACACGTGGGCTGGAATTGATGAAGAAGATAAGAAGTCACTCATAGAAACTGCCGAGAGAGACGTCAACGCTTATCTTATGGCTCAGGACGTTGATATTAATGTGGTCTATAATACCTTTTTAAGCACACACCATACAAACGACCTTACATTCTGGGTGTGCGGCAATCAGGCTATTTATTATACAGACAATACGACTTCTTGGGGTACTGAAACAACCACGTTACCAAGATTTAAGCCTACTTGCTACCAATGTGCAGTGTTTGAGTGGGCTATTTTTATTTTCATGCACAAGGACGCTATTTTGAAGGCGTTTGATGATATTGGACGTGATGCTACAAGCGTTAAGGTGGACAACATTGGTGCTGAGACTTATTGGACACGTAGAACTGACGGTTTGCAGTCTGATAAATATATGCAGATTTTCAAGAAATCCCCAGCTATGCGCTTTTTAGATATGATACCAAAGAACATAAGGATTATACGCTGATGTTTGAAGTTCTGAAAGAGCCTCGGAATCGAATGATAATCCGAGAGTGCGTTTATGATAGAGACGGTGATTTTGTTTGCAGTTTCGATATTGGTGAGTGTTACGGAATCTTTACAAAACGAGAAGCCGCTGATATTGAGGCAGATACAGCAAATAGAAACGCGAATGAATCTGTCGGCGTGTTCTATAAATACTTTGGTGTTCAGGAAAAGGTGATTGATAAAAAGACTTATACCTCTATATTTGATGAGCCTTTTGTTACTACTGGCGAAAGAACCTGCGTTGCAATATGGAGAGGCAAGGCTTACACAATCACAAAGGTTGGTTACAGTTACGATGTTCACGGAAACTTTGTGGGCTTCAAGCTGTGGAGCAGTAATGAGAATGTGAAGTTCTATTGAGGTTTATATGGCTTACGATTGGTCTGCATCACGCGCACCAGATGCGTTCACTAAGAATTACAGTGCTACACATCCTTTTGTCTCTGAAACGGACTTTGGTGCGGCTGTATCTGGGTTGAATCATAATTTAGCCAAGAAGACCAACAGCCTTCTTCATTCCATAAAATATAAAGGAATGACAATAAACCTGAATTTTACACAGAGGGGATTGACACCTACGGACTTAGCTCGGCTTGGTTATGCTTCTCTTATGCGCTACGTTATGGTGCTTGCGAATAGAATGGTTGAGGTAGCGCGTTGCATCACACCTGAGTTCAAATATGACGGTTCAAATCCAAACTCCCTTTCTAACAGCATACGGTACATTTTAGGCACTACAAGAAATCAGGCTACATTTACGATTGGTGTTGACGCTGATAACTGGAAGTCTGATTATGATGAGGCGTTCAAGGAAGCGTACCACACTAACGTGATTCCGTGGGGTTCGATGGCTGATAAAAACCTGCTTCTTTACAGATTACATGAATGGTGGGGCGAATCGTTCCCCAAAGAATCGGAAAACAGCCGGGTTGCCACAAAAATGGGTACACTGCCAGCCATCGAAAGAGCAAGGGAGAAAACCAGTGCCATGTCAAGCAACGCCTACGGTATGCCTGTTGGTGGCAAGTTTCTGTATAGAGCTGTTCAGGCTGTCTGGACTAAAGATGCTCACAGGGATAGCCTACAGAAAGTTGTGTTCAGCAGTATGTTCAAGGAAGAGCTTGGCGCTTCGGTTCTCGGTACATTCGGTAATTTCGGTATGTTCTCAGGCAAAGATGCGTTCAAGCCGGAGACACTCACAAACGTTATTTCTCACATACACTTGAAGGATTGGCTATGAGTAACAGACTGAAAGCTATTGAAGATTTTATGTGCGATAAACTTGATGCACTCTTTAATGATTCTGTCAAACTTCAGAAAGAATTTGATGCTTCTAAAGAGTGCAGAGCTATTCGCATCGGTGCTGTCACTGACCCACCAGATGACCAGCATACCATGTTCAAAGGCAGAATCGACTATACCGCCTGTCGCACAAAACGAAGCGAAGCGATAGCGGATATGGACAAAATACAAAAAAATTTCAACATTTATAATACTTATGTTGCAGATGGACTTGTAATTTCAGTGGTTCTGGTATATATTACATCTCCAATGAGAACAACTGTGGATTCTCATTACGGATGGACTTATACAGCGACTTTTGAAGTTACTACTACATAAAGGAGATATCACAATGAGCAGACAGACATTTACCCCGAACCCAAGCAAGATTAAGATGGGTCCCGCTATCGTTATCTATAATGGCAATCAGCTTGGCTATACCATGAATGATAGCGTTAGCATTAATCTCACTCAGGAAACAACCCCGATTCAGCCTGACCAAGCCTCTGTTCCGATTGCTGACCGTGTTACTGGCATGGAATGTACTGTTGACCTGGAACTTGGTGATGCCAGTAAGGACATTATCAAGCTGATTCCGGGCGGTGATTCTACCGGTATTCAGGACCCGACTGGTATTGACATGCTGAAGACTGGCAAAATTCTTGAGATTTATCCTCTTGACACAAATGACACTCGCGCCTTTGTGTTCCGCAAGTCTACTCCTGTCCTGAATGGTGCGATTAATTTTGCGCGTGAAACTCCTTCTGCGCTTCCGCTTCAGTTCAAGTGCTATCTTGAATCTGCTGGTGCGTACATTATGGAGTTTGAGGAATACTCTGGTTCCTACTAATCTCTAACCAAATAAAGAGGTACATTATACATGAGTGAAGAAGCTGTCGGTATTGACTTTGAGGCTCTTAACACCTTCCGTGAAAATGTGGAGGCTAAACTGCCAAACGGTAAGCTCGTGAAACTGCCGCTTATCACCCTGCGTGATGCGGCTACTGCGAACATTTACCTGCGTAAGTTTGACCTCCTCCGTACTAAGTATTCGCTCGAAGCAACCAAACTCATGGAGCTCGGTGAGGGGGCGAAGGAACAGGGTGAGGTGGAAGACAATGAAGCCAACATCAAACTGCTTTCCAAGGCTACTGACGCGGCTATGGAGGCTATCAATCGTTCTAAGGAGCTGATTGATACCACCAATGCCCTGATTGACGAGGTTCTTGTTTTCATGGAGCCTTACGTCAGCGATATTCAGGTTGATGAAAATACAGGATTCATTGACTTCCTTCGTCAGTCCGAACCAACCTTCACGATTCGCGTCTTGCAGTGTATGATGTACGGTAAAGCCGCTATTGCTGACGAGGCAGAGGATTCCGAGGCTAAAGAGGAAGACGCAGATGAAAAAAAAATGACGGAGTAGTACCCGAGTACCTTGACGTTAAGTACATGTGCATCGTCATAATGAGGGTCTTTTCCGCCTACACAATGAATCTGCTACTGGAACTGCCTTTCTGTCATGTATTGGCTTTATACCACATGGCAGAAAAGGCAGTATCTTTATTTAGGTTTGACATTTTAATTGGCAACGCTTCTCTACATGATGAACAGATGGCAAAAGGGTTACAGAGAGTTGCCAAGACTGCTACAATAGCTGACCGCCAGAAGATGAAGGAATTGACATCTAAACGGAATAGAGAGGCAATCATAAAGAGAGCCAGAGAGATGAGGTTAGTACATGCCTAATATTCTTGACCTGTCTGCGCGTTTAAGTGCTGACGTTAGACCTTTTGTAAATTCTATGGCGTCTGGGGCTAATGCGTCCCAGACTACATTTCAAAATATAGCGCAAGCCGCAACAATGTACTTAGGAGCGCGTGGTCTCTTAGGTACGCTTAATCGTGCAAACCAAGCCTCAATGGAATTTGGTCAGAGCTTGGCTGATGCATCCGCAATCTCCACCCTTAGTGTGAAAGAGATTGGGGATGCTCTTATGTCTCTGGACAATGTCTTCGGTCGTGTCTCCAAGGCGTCTCAGTCCATGTACCGCATCCTTTCGTCCGGCTTTAGTCAACTGGATGCAAGTCAGTTGGTGCAGTTCCAGAAAGCAGTTGGTATTTCCGCTAAGGTTATTCGTGCTGACCTGTATAACACAGCAGACGTTATGACCACTATCGCCAATGCTTACCAACTGAATATCAAGGAAATCGAAAAATTACAGGACTGGTTCTACATTACAGTCCGTGAAGGTAAAGCTCAGGGTCAGGATTTGGCTCGTACCCTCGGTCTTGTCATTAACAGTGCGTCCGAGGCTGGTGTGTCCCTGAATGAGTTAGGCGCGGCTATTGCTGTGCTCTCTCGTACTCAGTCTGTTTCGCAGTCCATGATTGGCTTGAACCAGATGCTCAACGCCTTCATCAAACCGACCCTTCAAGCCCAAGCCGCCGCACGTAAATGGGGTATCGAAATTAGTGCTACGGCGTTACAGGAAAAAGGTCTTACCAATATCCTGACAGAGCTGAATCAGAAGGTTGGCGGTAATGTTGAAGCACTTGAAAAGATGTTCGGTAACATTCGTGCCGGACGCGCTATCCTTTCTCTTACTGGTAAGCAGTTCCATAACTACCTGAACGTGGTTGACATGTATAACCACGAGGCTGGTGCTGGCATGGAGGCGTTTGAGAAGCAGATTGATACTGTTCAGAATGCTTATGAGAGATTACAGGCACAGCAAGAGAAAACACTTATCACTGTTGGTGATGATTGGGGTAACATCAGGAAAGCGATTTATAATACTGGTGAAGTGCTTTTGAAGGCATTTTCTGATACAAGCCCCATTGCAAGATGGGGTGTGTACCTTACTGGTATCAATCTGGCTACAAAAAATATTATAGCAGTCATAAATAATTTGAGGGATTCGGTCAACAGCGTAACGCGCTCTGTTGATAGAATGACTGCTTCGTTTACAAGAGCCTCTGCCGCATCCTCTGGTCTCGGTAGTGGTGCGATTCGTGCTGACATAGCAAAACTCCGTAAAAAAGCGGCACATGCGAATCTTGCTTTGACTGGTGACTTCAAGCCGCTTCTGGAAAGAAATGACCAGATTCTTCGTGGTGCAACTCCGTGGTTTAATCTGAAAAATCAGCATGGTATCGCACAGAAAAATAACCCATATTCTGTTATAGCGCAGAATACCCTAAGCCCATATGTCCGTGAGCATCAGGTTATAGCACATAATATTGCCAGAAACTTTATGAAGCAGTATTTTGTGAAGTACGAGGACATTACTGACCCGGTTACTGGCAGGGTGGTTGATTGGAAAGTCAAAAACGCTGAAACAGGCTTCAAGTATAAAGCAACGCATAATCAACTTGAAAAACAGCTTACAAAGAGTGTGTTCATACAGAATGAAAAGAGTATGAATGTACTTAGGCAGTATATAAATTCTGCACGTCAGACAAAGATTTCTGCTGAAAGTGCTGAGAAGAGGCTGATAAATGAATCCAATATGCGTGTCGGCAATTTTTATGCACAGCCACACGGTTTCAGAAGAGGTACAAGCAACCGTCTTTACAAGAATCAGAGTTCTCTTGACCGTCTTGCTGATATGAAGCAAGCTCGTTTTGCCAAGAGCCATCGTATAATGAACTGGATGGGTATGAATCCTTATGATAGGGGTTCTGGTATTGGGCGTTGGTGGATGCAACACTCTATGGGTCGTTCTTTCCAGTATCGTGGTAAAACGCTTGTGCAAGAACCGCATTGGTTCTTCAAGGCTGGTAACAAGATTGGTTCTGGAATAGGTAAAGAGCTTGGCAAATTTACAGGCTCCATAGGTAAAACTATGGGTGTTGCCTTTAATGCTGTTGCTACTGTTGGTCTGATGAAGTTTGCTTGGGATTTTGGGAAGAAAATCGGTGAAAGCATAGGTGAATCCCTGAATCTGAAAGACACAGAATTTTTCCAGTGGTTAGGTCGCGCCGTCACAACAGGCGATTGGATGGGTCTTGGACCATCCACAGCACAGGTCGAAACACGGAATATTCGCTCTAACGCACAAGCAAGAAACAATACGTTTAACAAGTTGATTGATGATATGCGTAAAGCTAAAATCTCGCCTGATAAGATTTTGACGTATCAGGAACAGATGGCAGAACAGTACATCAAAGCTATGGGTAAAGACCTCAAATCCGCACAAGAAGCAACTGAGGCTATGAATGCCATTATTGACAATATCGTTCAGGACCTCAAGGATTACAGAGAAACAGTCAATGCGCATACTCAGCTTGAAGAGGCGTATCGTGCGCTTCGTCCTGTTGACCGTGAAAAAGAACTTAATACCGCAGAGAAGTCGTACATCAGGAGTTATATGTCCAGAGAGGGTATGGCTATGAACGGTGTTACACGCGGTCTGTTTGAAGAATTTATGAAGAACCCCCAAGGTTTCACAAAAGCATTTAGTAAGTTCAACGCTTTTGAGTATAATGAAGCTGGTCTGAAGCAGTATTTTGATGAACTCGGTATTGACGCAAGTAATATCGCCTTGAACAATAGGCTTTTGCTTAACGAGGGAATCAAGGAAGTTCTTTCGGTGTCCAATCTTATGCGACAAGACAAGGCAGTACAACAGGCGAATCAGCAGGTCCAGCGGAATAAGGTAATTAACGCAAGCGGTCGAGCCGCCTCCAATGCCCTGTCTGCATTTAATAAAGCCCTTGATAGACGCAGTAAGGATGTTGAGTATAATGATGTTCAGTCTGAGTATTTTGACAATCTTGCTGAACTTGATAATAGGACAGGGCTTGGCTCTGCGCGTCTGAATAAGGCGATTGAACAGGAAAATGAGGCACGAAACACCCTTGAATTTCTCACTGCAAGACGTACACAAGCTGAGAGTGAGATGTATAAGGACATTGAACGTCAGCGTAAGGAAAAGGGTTCGCTTTCACAGGCTGAACTTACACTGATTCAGAACAGGTGGCGTGATGAGGCGTTCATTTCTATGGACAAGCAGATTATTGAGGCACAGAAATCGGTAATCAAGGCATCTACTACCACACAGAATGAGCGTGACAGGCAGAAGAAGAATCGGGTGAAAGAAATATCCGATGTACTTGAACATCAGCTTGAAACAAGTGCTGTCGGTTCGCTTTCTATGCTGTATGAACGCGCACAAAGCCAGCTAAAGAAGAATCTTGGTGATTATAAGCTGAAGACTACACCGGAAGAGGCTCGTGATGCTGAAAAGGCGTTGCAGAATATCTACATAAAAGGCATGAAGAGTCGTTTTGAGAACCTTGGTCAGAGCATGAGTGGTATTTCTGTTGAACAAGCCAGCGGTGCAATCAGCAGAAAAACAGCTATCGCCCAGCAGAAAGAAATCATTGGCGCACAGTGGAGGCTTTATGCTGAGGCTCTTCGTGGCTTAGACCCAACACGTGATATGGAGGCTATACGCGAGTTCAGACAGGCGGCTGACAGCGCGGCTGAAAGTTGGAATAGACTGGCTGTAAGCGAGATGGCTCTGTCTATCGAGAACATTACAAAAGGTCTTGATACTGTTGAACTTGCAAGAGCGCAACACAGAATGACTGATAGAACAGCAAACAAGAGGCAGATGGCGATTTACCGTAATATGCGTAAGGAAATCGTCAAACAGATGCGTAATTATGCTGAAGGTTCTGAGCAGTATGAGACACACCGTAGACAGCTACATGATGTTGACATGAATATAGCTCGTCTGAAGGATGCGATACAGAATGACGTAAATGAGGCGCGTCAGGGTTTGCTTTCTGCATTTAGTGACGTAATCAGCAGTAATCTGCAAGGAGACAGACTTTCCAACTATGGTCTGTATCACGCGACAAACCTGCTTGCTCGTCTTGCTCCGGCTCTCAACATTCAACAGAAGGGTGTGAGCCTTTCTGCTGTGCTTGCGAACGCCAATGCTCGTTATAGTGGTTCTACACCAGATACTTCAAGAGCCATGAGACAGCAACAGAGGCTTTCGACAATCATGGATTCCTATATCGCATCGAAGCAGTATCAAGATGCAGGTATTGGCAAGAACGTCCAGACTATCGTAACAATCATGGGTAAACGTACACCCTTATTCTTAAATTGAGGTGGATAATGGCAGATACAACATACACAACTAAGTGCTATCTAAAGGGTAGTGTTCAGACCTCGATTGACAATTCGGGGAACATTACCAAAATCTTTACTTGGATGGTGCTTAATGCAAACGAAACCAATACCTTACTGGAATGGTTGGCGTTTCAGGATTACGTAGAGACTGAATGGGCAGGTAAATCCGGCGATAACTGGAAGAAACCTATTCAGCAGGCTGGAAGCAAGGAATGTACTGCTTTTGACAGTACGGACGATAGCTTCATTGTTGCAGACCTGACCATTGAAACACCTCCGGGCAGAACGCATGTTGAGGTTACTTATACCTGCACTGGAAACCCGAATAAAATCAAGCACTTTACGGATGGTGGTCTTTCCATCAACTCTTCGGATGAGCGTACCAAGTCTTTCAGCTTCAAGTATGTTGTCCCAGAAAAGCAGGTTACGCTTGGTGATGATACTTGGACTGCACCTGATTTAGAGACAGTCGAGACCACTATTGACGGTCTTTTCAAGATAAACGATAATGTCACTTGGGCGGATTCTGAAGGTCATACTTACGTTGTTGATAACGTTTCTGTAAGTCAAGAATCTCCAAGTGTTTACAACGTCACCGTGTCCCTTAAAGACATGGCTAAGATGCGTGTCGGTCTGATTTCCGTGAATGAAGACAGTTACGGACAGAAGACAATTTCGATTACTTGGCGGCTCTCTAAGGAAGAGTATGACGAAACCGACCTGCCTAATTCCGGTGATGCTGTCGGTACTTGGGTTGGTGAGGGCTATGACGGTGTTGGTTATGACAATTACGTTGTGACTGGTGTTGAGCATAGTCCTGACGGTAACCTCGGCTATCTTGTCACAATCAATGCAAAAGACACCACCTTCACCAGACTCCATACTCAGCGTGATTACAAGTGGAACGGTACAGGTCTTGAGAAATCCGCAAATGTTGTCTATCAGCTCCACAGCAAAGAGGACGCAGAACAGTTCCTCAATAATCTTGGTCGTGAGACGCTGGATGTTGATGGTGAATCGTTTACGGTGAGAGACGCCAATATCACCCAAAGTGGTAAAGACGATTATGAGCTGTCCCTTTCGCTCTCTGATGATTTGACACCGCTTATCGTCAACATCGGCAGCAATACCCCTGATGATTTGGACAAGGATATTCAGGTTTCCATGACTTACGGTACTTTCAGACTTACTCCTCATCAGTGCGGTCTGTTCCGCAGTCTGTCCAATCTTGCTTACTATCCAATCAATAATCCGCCTAACACCAAATTCAACACACGGATTTTGGTTTCCGACCTGCAAGAAATGGATAGCAGATGGACAAATGCCATGCTAACAAACATTATAACAAGCCCTAATCCTCGTATCGGTTTTTCTGACATTGTGGCTTGTTACGATGGCAGTGATAATAAGGTGAAGAAAGAGTTGTGGAGTACATATCCTGTGGGTGAAGCAAGCGGTGTTGGCTCCAAGTTCATCAACAGCTTCAAACTTTCTCAATACGTTTATCCACAGCCCACATTTACGGAATCTTCTTATGGTGAGACACCCAAATACAGTGAGTTTTTTGTTCCGTGGGTTGCGAAGAATGACCTGTTGATTATCCCCGGTGGCAGTACATACAACGGCAGAACACTTAATACCGACCTGAGTAATTATCCGAAGTATGATAACGGTCTTGATATGGCTCTTCCGCAGAGATGGCTCAACAGGAAGATACCTTACATGGATTGCACAGTCACAATGAACTACCGTGGCAACCTTCAGTCCAACATCAAGAAGAATTGGGATGATTACTTCCTGAAAGCAATCAAACAAATCTGCAAAGAAGCCGAGTTGATTGGCAAAGATTCAAGCTCCAACTTCAATAAGTATTTTATGATGCCTTACGAAAAAGCCGCAAGGAATCATAGCCAATACCCACTTACCAGCTTCAAACGTACTGGTATGTCTGTTCAGCGTATAATTGACACCAAGGGTCACGAATGGACACAAATCACAATGAACATTCAAGCTCTTTGTGGTGATTACTGGAACTACAACTATAAAGATAAGGTTGACTTTGAATGAGCGCACTTAGAGACAAGTACCAATCTGTAAGTCAGTTCTTCAAGGACGTTAAGCGCGTCATTGAGGATATAGTTACACGCCTGTCTGATGTTGAAACCACAATGGACAACTTCGGCGGTGGTGGTATTCCTCAAGAAGAAGACCCACCGAACTATGAAGCAGGTGAGGGTATTGCGATTGAAAATGACGAAATCAGCCTGAATTACGATGGTCCATTCGCTGTTCACGTACATCACTATAATGAAGAAACACCGACTACAATGTACGTACAGGCAAATTCAGGGCGTATTATGATTGACCAGACTTCGGTGTTCTCTACTGCTCCGGCTGAAGGTGTCTATACTGCATTAGGCTCTGGTCAGGTTATGTGGTTAAAAGTCAACTTTACCACAATGACAAGCATTACAACCGAATATTTGGCGGCTGCTGAGGATTTTTATACTGACACCCAGAATGTCATTTATATCCGGCTTGCCAAAAACGTTGATGGTACGCTCCGTCAATATCAGTTCGGTGACATAAAATACAGACGGCAGGGCGTTTCCAAATTAACAAGCACCAATACAAGTACAGCCGCTATTTCAACACAGGCTGGCTATAATGAAGGTACTGGTCCGCTGAATCTTACTGTGTATAGCGGCAGTACACCCACACCTCCCACACCTCCTGTTAGCAGTGGTGGCATGATGTTCCCGAATTATGTAAACCTTGCTGATACTTCTCCTTATGGTACTGTGTTTGCAGAGGGTAGTAGTTATAGAATTGATAGTGCTGGCTGGTTACGCTTCACGTGTATGGGTACATCTATTACTGACGCTTGTGTGTTCTTACATATCAACGGCAACGCAATAGGTATGTATAAAGGTGGGGGTGGCGGTTTTACGACATTCCTACCAATCCAAGATAACTCTACTGTATACTATACAGCGGGTGGCAGTGCTATACCGTGTCTTGTAAAGTTTGATGGTTATGCAGTACCAATAAACGGCGGTGGTACATCTGGTACGATATAAATTTCTTGAAATAAAAATGTAAATATGTTGCAGATAAGTTTGACTTTTATAAATCTCAAAGTATATTAGAAAGCAACAGGAGGACGAAATGCAAAAAACATTAGTCAATATTGATATAAACACACGAAGTCAGATTACACAGACAGGGCAGTTTGTGAATCGACAGGCTGATTACGTGCGTATCGAACGTGCATCTTGGTCTGTCCTGTGCTTCCAATTTTATGACAGACAGGTAACGGATGAGGGTGCTATTGTTCTTGTTCCCTATCCAATCACCAATCTGTCTTTAGAGCTTTTGGTTGATAATGACTTCACGACCGAAACGCCTGTGATGATTAAGTCGGTTGCCTCGGCTACTGTTTTCGACCCAACTGAACCCTCTGAATCTAATATGGTGAATATTGCAGGGGATTGGATTGACGGTACTGATGCAGATCCACTTTTAGGTCAGGTTTCTATTCGCATTTACTCTGGAACCGAAAGGCTTGAATCATTGTTCCAGCCAGCGACAGGAACGCCGCCAACAGAGCTGAAAAACTGTTATCTTAGTCTGCGTCAGAAAGACCTTGAAGTTGCTACGACTACTCCACTTGTATGGATTCCTGTTATTCCGTACAATACAATCCTTGAAACACTCCCAACCTCATACGTGATTCCTCCTACTGAGGTTCTTTCACAAGCATTAGCGGCTTACTTTACACAACCCTTTACACTCACTTATGCTCAAACGGCTGATGCGACAAGTTGGCATAGTACACCGCAACCTGAAGATAATTACATGGTATTTAATCTTGGTCAGGTTGGTGCTATTCCTTCTGCACATTCTGGCCCCCTGCCGATTCCAAAACGCAGTATTATCAGGTATTGCACAAACGATGACCCACAAAGTATGTCTGAGGTACTATCCGAACCGAACGCAAACACATACTTTGTTGCAATTATAAGCACAGTCAAAGCCGAAGCTGACCTTACACTTACAGATTTTGAAAACAAGTGGTATCAGGCACGAGCTTATGCGACTGAACCTATCTGGCAAACTGGAACTTAATAACATATACTAAAATAAGGAGCTTTAACTATGGCTACTGGTTCCCCTGTTTCTTTCTGGTACGGTACTCGCGCACAGTACGACAGTATCACTACAAAACTCGATACAACTCTTTACTTCATTACGGACGAACAGGCTCTTTACAAGGGTGCGATTAAGTTCTCCGGCTCTGGTGTTGATACCCTGCTCTCTGTTGGTACATCTGCCCCAACACCGACTCAGGCGTATGATAAATATTTCAACACAAGTACAGGTCTCATTTACGTTCTGAGTGCTACGGGTTCTACTGTTTCCAGTTACACCCCTGCAAATGGCGCACTTTATTATAATGCAGACTCTCAGCGTTTCATAACACTTACTTTTGATGGCTCTGCTTGGTCTGAAAACGATATTTATGATGCAGGTATGAGTGTTGCTGACGGTACTGGTCTGTATCTTAACGGTACTACTGTTGGCGGTCTTGATGCTACAACTTCCTCCAAGGGTGTTGTTCAGATTGGCAATAACATCACTGTGTCGAATGGTACTATCTCCGTTCCTGTTGCCGCGAGTAACGTTTTTGGTGTTGTGAAAATTGGAGACAACATCACAAACAACAGTGGTACAATTTCTATTGCCAAAGCTACTGCATCTTCTCTTGGTGTGGTTAAAGTCGGTAGTAACATCTCCGTTGACGCTTCTGGTAGTATTTCTGTTCCTGTTGCCACTGATTCTGCTCTCGGTGTTATGTTTGTCAGTGGGGGTGCATCTTCTCAAAATGGTGTCACATTGAGTCTAAATGCATCAGGAGCTTTGTTCATTTCTGTTAATAAAGCTACTGGTAGTCAATATGGTACTACTAAATTAGTCACTGGTTTTACAGCTTCTAATTTAGCTGATGATGAATGGTGGGAGATGCACGAGGATGCTTCTTCTCTTGCTTCTACTTTAAGTGCTGTTCGTGAGTTTACTTATGCAGTTCTTGATAATCTTTCTGTTGGTCTAAGTGTTGATTCTACTACTGGAAAAGCTAAAATAGCTGATGCCTCCACTTCTCAAAAAGGTGTGGTTCAGCTTGTTAATGATGCAGATTCCAGTGATATGAGTTCTGAAACAAAAGCTATTACACCTCATGCGGTTGGTCAGGTTGCAGATGGTCTTACTGCTGAAATTAACTTAAAGCAAGACATTCTTACAAACGCCACTAACGCTGGTGACGGTATTATCATTGAAAACAGTAGAATTAAGACGGATATTGCTACTGTTGAAGAGGTTGTTACTGGTGAGACTGGAACACACCTTGTTGATGCTGATGGTCTTACTGGTGCATTAAGTCTTGGACAAGCAAATGATGTAAGTTGTTGTCCGGCTGTAAAAGCAGGTACATTAACATTGAATGGACAAGCTGTTACGGACACAAACTATTTATCTAATGATTATCCTATGCTGTGGACATTTACTGGTAGTGGTTCTGAAAATTCTTTTGGTTTTTATGGGACACATCCTTTCCCAAAATTTGCAACAAATAGAAAGTATTTATTTATTGCAGACATTACTGTAAATAGCGGAAGTTCAGCGGCTTATTTTAAGAGTCATAATGGGGTTGATGTCCTAGGAAATGCATTAGGTAAAGTTCATGATGCAGGCGAAACATTTAGACTTGCAATGACTTTTACAACTTCTGGTGCTGATGTTTCTGTTAATACAATTAGTGGATATTCTTACTCATTTAATATAACAAATTGTCGTCAATATGCTGTCACTGGCATGTCTGATGAGGCTATTAAATATTTAGCTAGTGCAGAAACAAATCCGAATCCTGATGCTTTATTCCGTTCTACTAACATGTCTTCTGTTATCAGTCGTTATCTGATTAAGCAGAATATGGTTTCGCCTTGGATGGGTGTTATTGGTATGAAGGATAACAGTGATATGACAGTTGCCGCTGGTTCTAATTATAAGATTAAGTACACAGATAATGCAGACCATACCGTTTCTGTTGATACTTTCCCGAATGATGCTTATGGTTGGGATTCTCATATTCAGATGTTCGTTAAGGGTACTTCTCATATCATCTTCAAGTCTCCGCTTATTCTTATGAATGCTTTAACACCTAATGCTGGTCATAACTTGGTGGTTAAATATCGTAACGGTCAGGCTCTTGTTTACGTTGAAGACACTGACGCTGGTAATATTGTTTATCTTGTTTCCGGCTCTTCTACTACACAGGGTTCTCTTGCTTATGGGCTTGCTCAAACACCTACCACAGAAGATGCAACTTATACAAACTATGTTGTGTTTGGTTCTACTGTGAATGGTCTTGTTTGTGACGCTGGAACTATGTCTAATATAGGTTACAGTGCAAGCCTTATTGGTAATGGTGACGATACTACCTTTATTACTGGTACTCTTGGTTTTGCGTCTGGTAAGTCTATGTATGTGCAAGACCTCAATCTTAAAGACATAGAGATTACTTCTGGTTCTCTTAATATCGGAAATAATGTTAAGATTACTGGTGCTACTTCTAATGGTGTTGAGGGTAATGGTAATATTGTACTGGAAGATAACTGCTTACTTGATTTCAGCGACCAAGCAAATAATGTGCCTATCACTGCTTTTACTGTTACTGCTGTGGATGGTGCAAGAGCTATTCCTTATGGTGAGACAGAGAGTGAAGCTATTGTTGCTGGTACTGGTAATGCTGTGAACAAGTATGGTAAGTGTGGGTATCTTGTCAGTGATGCTTCTGCTACTGCCTCTAATACACTTTATGATGCGTTAGTTGGTAATGGTAGTAGTTATAGTAATGTGATATTTGATCCGGCGCTGAATGAACAGACTGTGAATCTTGTAGCTGGCACAACAATCAGCAGGCATGTAGTTATTGCTGGCAATGGAACAGAGAATACTGTTATCGGCACTGCTAGTAGTACACTAGATACCATGAAATTAGCAGATTCTGTAGCTCTTACAATAAAAGATGTACAGTTAAATATGGCTATAAATTGGGGTAATCATGGTGCAATAAAACTGAGTAATGTTCTGTATAAAGATCTCAATGTTACTACTTCTATGAGTCTTTTGTATTCAGCAAACAGTAATCAGGATTTGTGCTATCTGACAGGTTCTACGTTTTCTAATGTTAAGTTATCGACTGGTGCTAATTCTGGTATACTTAGTGCCGTATACGGCAAATGGGAAATAACAGACTGCGAGGTAAGTGGGTGTACGATAACGCGCAACAGCCAAATTGGAGTATTTTGTCGTGTTTCTGCTGAGTCTATTTTAAGAAACTGCACTTTCACGAATAATTATTTCAGTTTCAGTTTTTATGGCTCGTCTATTGCCGGATTAGTCGATAATTGCTCCTTTACAAATCATACTGGTGGTGTTTTTAGCCTTGATGATTCTTCGGGTTCTGGAGCAAAAGTCGTTTTCTCTAATGACACGCTCGGGATAAATATAAGAGTTGCTGCTAAAGGCATTGCTACCTTCTCAGGTATAAATATCCTTGGTTCCACTGTCTTTGGTGCTGGTACTGCGGCGTTCGTTGATGGTGCAACTGTTACAAGCACGATTCCCAGCGGCAGCACGATTGGGACTGGTGTTATCAGTTGTCCTATAAATATCGGTTCTAATTCTGCTACAATAGAAAATATCACTATTACAGGAGTGACTTATGGTAGTTGTTTTGGAACAGAAAGCGGTGCTTCCGTCATCTTAAATAATGTAGAAGTAACTGGAAATACATTCAGTGAGTTATTATGTATTTCTTCTCTTGAAGGTCGTTATTATGAATTGAATGATTGTTGGATTCATGCAAATGCTAATAGTGCTAATGGTATTTCAGGGCTTGGTGGTGTGATACAAGTAACAAACAGTCGTACTGGCGGTATAACATATAATGGAGCTATTGTTGTATTTGTCGGCAACAGCACTGTTTCTTCTCTGTCTACAAATACTTCTTCTGCAACAGGAACATTGGTTTTAACACCCGGTTCTACGGTTACAGCTACTAACGGTGTAATCAACAGTCAAGGTACAGCAAGAATTGTTGTTGGTACGTATGATAAAGAAACTGGAACAGTAACCGAAGCTGAAACCGGTTCTGCTGTTGCAATTGTTGGTGGTACAAGTTTTATTGTATCTGGAAATGGAACTTACATTAATCCAAATAGTACACCCCCCACAGACTTGGTACTTGTGTCTGATTAAACGATTTATCATAATATAAGGAGTTTAACATATGAAAATATATACTGATAAGTATGGTAATGTTTTTAAGGGTGCTTGTCCTAATCCTTTTCATTTAGATGGGGACACTTGGAGTCCTGTTACTGATGAAAAGTTTATTGAATTAGGCGGTACTATTGAAGATGACGGTCAGCTTACCCCCAAAGAAGCTGTTATCGCTTCTCTCGACACCCTTATCCATCAGCTTGCCACACAGGTTCAAGGAATCACTATTGCGGAATTTAAGCAAGCCGCAAAAACCATGATTTCTTCTGACCTGATTGACTATGCTCGTGCTAAAAACGTGCCGGAAGAAATTATCACAGAAGCTCGTGGTCGTGTTGTTGAAATAATGGCAGATGCGCTTCGTATGGGTATTGTTTGGAATGAACTGATTGACGGTATTACAGAATAAGCGTGTCCGGGGTTTGGTTGGGTGGGTGCTTCTATAAATGGAGCATAAGAAGGACACATAATCATTAATAACATAAGGAGATTTGTTGAATGAAAATCAAGACAAAAGAAGGTGTAAGTGCTGAAATCACAGATGAGGAAGCAAAACGTATCGCCAAAGCTGTTTATTACGAGCCTGACGTGTTCCTGAATCGTGCGCTTGACAACATCGAAAAGATGACTGGTGTGCGTCCACATGATGAAGACAGCCTCAAAAAGTTAATGTATGAAAAAATTGAAATTGGTGATGAAGAACACACGAACCTGTTTTACGAGATGATTGAAGCTATCATCGGCATGTTCGCTGTTGAATCCAATTAATATAGGAGAACGAAGTATGGATAGAGAAGAAAATGGTAATGGAAATCCCGCCCAGAACGCTCAATGGGGCAACATGACTTGGGGTAATCAGCCGTTTATGTACGGTGGTAAGCAGGGTGCGTCCGGTATGGATGTTGCTGCTCTTGTCCTCGGTATTGCTGGTACTGCTTTTGGTCTTGCCTCCGGCGGTCTCGGTCTGTTCAATCGTAATGGTCAGAACGGTCCGAATGGTGGTCCGAATGTTCAGGACAGGCTTGCGGCGCTTGAAGCGGCTGTGGCTGTTAATACTCAGCGCGACATTGACCTTGCTGAACAGACTAAGCTCCAAATCGAGAATGCCAAACTTCAAGCCAAACTTGATGTTAAGGATTCTCAGGCTGTTCTCACTGCGCTTATTACTGGTGTCAACAATCAGGTCATTACGAATACTGGCACTCTTGGTTGCGTTGAAGGTAAAGTCAACGGTCTCATTAAGATTGGTATTCCTGAAGCGAATATCATTCCCGCTACTGCCGCTACTGCCTCCACTAATGGATAACCATTAACTTCACTCCGAGGTGGTTTTGCGCCACCTCGGAGGCTTCCATAAGGATGATATATGAACGCACAAAACTTCTTGATGTCGGTTGGCTCTGCTCTTGTCAGTTTAGTAATGCCTGAATGTCATGGTGTATTTGAATCAAGCGTTGCTAGTACAGTTATTTTCAGTCAGATTTGGCGCGCTATGAAATATGTCAATCAGCATGAAAAAGAGCTTCGAGAGATGGGAATTATCGACAAGGATGGGAACGTTGATGTTGAGATGGCGTCATTCGCTGTCAGTCATGGGTTTAAGTTTCCGATTAAGGTTGGACCGTTCGTATTCAAACAGGAAGATTGGACATATATTATCAATACAATTCGTCCTAATGATATAAAAGACGTTGAGATAGTTGAAACAGACACAGGAGGTTTGAAATGACCTATAGTGAAGTTAAACAATTAAGGCGCATGGCTGTTGAGGCTGGTCTTGACGGCGCGAAGAAATTACAGAGATATTCCATTGAAGATTTGAAGAAAATTTACAACGGAATTGGCTCTGATAGTTTCCCTGAATGGTTACGAGCTGTCATATCTTACCTCCACCCCACGCTCAGACCTGTTGCCATGATTCACGATGTTGAGTGGCATAAATCAGATGGTAAAATGGCTACGTTTACGGCTTCAAATGACCGCTTCAAAGCAAACGGATATAAGATTGCAAAGTATCGTTATTGCTTCTTAGACCCACGGCGTTATATCGTTATGCATCAAGCGCGTAAATTTGCAAACGTGTGTCAGCTTTTCGGTTGGTCTGCGTGGACATCTCCTTGTGAGTGTGCTATTTGCAGAGCTAAAAGGAAGGGGAAGGCAAAATGACACAAACAGAGCAAAAAATCATGGACATTTTGCTTGACATTCAGAGTAAGGTATCAAACATGAGTGCCAAGGTCCAAAACGATTACTTAGCTCTTCATGGTAACGGCAAACCCGGTCTTTTGAAAGAGGTTGAGGAGCTTACCAAGAGGGTCATAGCAATCGAAGTCAAAGATTCCACAAACCATACAGCCGCAGGTAAAGTGGCTGTTATACTCGGTTGGCTGATTACTACTATCATAGCGTTAGTCGCCTTATTCAAACCCATCGTGTGAGGTGAAAATGCCCGGTTTAATGATTTGGTGTACATGTGCCGAAAACAACAAAGAAGTCTACCTGAAACGTGTCGCTCATTGGTACGAACAGGTAAGGTCTATTTTCGGCAAATTCAACCCGGACTATTATGTCTTTGTTGACGGAACTATAACGGAAGACGATATAGTTAGGGCTGACCTGTCTTTGGTGAATGTGAAGTTTGTGAACCAGACACCGAAGTTAGGTCGTGCGAATGTAGCCGTGTTTCAGGGGTGGAAGCGTTCATTGAAAACTGCCCTTGAGTACGGAAGAGCATACAAATACATCATTCATATCGAGAATGACGTCAAAATCCTCCACACGGATAAGATATTCAAATATATGAAAGAACCCGGAGTTTACATGGGGGTATGCAGAAAGTATGGATTCCCTGAAACTGCATTTATGATTCTGAACGACCAAGAAGTCAATGCAGAAATTGTAAAACATTATGCAAGTGAAGAAAATCTGTACGAACTTGCTATCGCTGAACATGTTATAGGCAGAATCGCAAACGGTAAATGCCATTATGTGTTCAAGACCGACCGTTTAGAAGACCCCGGACGTTTTAATCCAGACTACGATTACGTTTGTCAATACCAATACACCTAACATAAGGAGATAGAAGTATGAAGAAACTTGTTACAATCCTCGCTTTCGCCCTCACCTTCATGGTCACTTCCTGTGGTCATAACGCCATTCAATTTTCAAAAGGAATCGGCTTTGACGCTGGATTTGACCCAGAACACATGACTGCGCGTGTCAATCTTCGTTACGGTGAGATTCTTTCTGTCGCTTGCCGTGATAACATCGAGGTTGAAGTTGCCACTGGTGTTAAGGGGGGTCAGGAGCAAGCCCAAGCATCTACGGAAACAGATTCTTCGCTCAAAATTAAAATCGGTCAGCAAATCAATGGTTATTTTGTTGAAGCCATTGAAGCTGGTGCAGACGCTAAAGACCTCATTCAGAAGCCAACCGAATAACAGACCCCAACTCCTCCTTGGGTTTACATAAAGTGAGGCTCTCAGGTGTGGTTCCCTGAGAGCCTCTTTATTTATGCTTAAAGAACTGCACCCGGTACAAATTCTTCGGAATCAAAGCATTTAGCCTCTGTAAATCCGTAGTTTGCACCGTGAGCCGCAATCATAATTATTTGAATACCAAGCGTTTTTGACAGATATTCAAGTAACTTGCCAACCATAGGCTGATAGTTGGTACTCACAGCTCCGGCGGGTTCATCGAGGATTAAAGTACGCCTCAATTTCCTCTTGTCCATACAGAGAACGGCAACACGCAGGGCTATAGCAACCATATCTGCAATACCGTCTCCGTTCTGGCTCCGAATGTCAAATATCTCCTCGCCCTTGTAAAGATACATGGAACAGGACATATTGCCGTACTTGACATTGAAATCGAGGACAAACTTATAATCCGAATCGAAAACGAACTTCAAGGTATCTGTTACGATTTTGCTCACATTCACACTAATCGTTTCAAGCGTGTAAGTGGCTGTTTCCTTGACGTAAGCCTGTAATGCCAGTGCAAGGTCGTATTCCAGATTAAGTGCCGTCAAATCGCTTTCGTAGCGGCTTAATGCTGATTTTGCCTTGTCCCGGTTGTACGAGGCAATATCAATATAGTGTTGCATGTCTTTTATCGTCATATCAGACACCTTCGAGGAACTTGGAATACTTCTCTTGGAACTTGGCGAGACCTTCATCGAGTTCCTGTTGTTTCCTGTTGAGTTCCGTTGTGATTTCCTCAATGGACAGCTTGATTGCCTGAGCCAAATCGTTACCTGCTTTGACCTTTTCGGCTATGCGTGGATTCTGCATAGCCTGTTCCTTCAAAGCTGACATTTTACCTAAAGCCTTGTTGTACTGTGACTTGGCTTCTTCGATTTTGGATTTGTATTCGGAGATTGAGTTATTCATACATCGCCTCGAACATGGTTAAAAGTTTGTCGTGGTTTGGGTCGTTTGCAATAATGTGCTTGAAGTTGTCTTTGAAGCTAAGGGAAAGCTCAAAGCTATCGTCAATCGTGTTCATCATGCCGCTTATCTTGGCGTAGAGTGCTTTCTTCTCGTCAATATGTTCGCGGTGGATGTCGTAGGTCAAAGGCAACGGATAATCTTCAACGTTCAGGATTAGGTTGCTGTCCATGTCGTATTCAATAATCGTAGCCTTTGGTTTGTAGTCGATTTGGTCGGCGCGTAATCTGAAAACCGAACCACAGTTGATACAGGCTATGCCATTAATCTCCTGTGAGAACGGTTTATGATAGTCGCCGGAAATAATCAACCGTGTATTCTCTGACGTACAGTTCTTGACAAACCATTCGATGTTGTTTTCTTCCTTGGCTTCATCAAACGGTTTATCCTTGTAGTACATCCCTTTGTGCATGACAATAATGGGTCTGCCGTTCTTTTTAACAGTACCGTCATGCAAATCATCGGAATAGTACACAGGATAATACAAACCCTGATTCTTGTCAAGGTGTCTGAATACACCCATATTCGCCATAAGCGTGTAGGGAGAACGTTTCAGCTCGTCAGGATTACCACCCATGCTGTCGTGGTTTCCCGGTATGCAAATAAGGTTGCCAACACGATTAATGCCGTTAGCTCCTCTGCAAGCATTATCGAGTTGACTTAACCAACCTGCACATTGAATAAGAAACTGCATTGTGTTTGTACGCCAAGAATCAAAAATGTCTCCTGCGATTACAATGTGATTCACGCGCTGTTTCTTTGCCAATGTAGCGATAAACTGGATTTTGTTGTCGATTGTTGCAATCCAATCTTCCTGTTCATCACGGCACTCAGGCTTGTTTTCCTTTAAGTGCAGGTCAGCCAAAACAAGGATTTTATGGATTCTCATACTTCACCTATAACTTGTCCGCAAGTTGGGCAAACAGTACCGACCAGAGCATGAAGTTTGTCCTCGTACTCTTTATACATGTTCTTTGCCTGTTTTCCTTGCTGAATCAGTGTTTTGAATGTGGATTGTTCGGCTTGCAGTTCGTTGAGGTTCTGACGATACTCAACAATGTCGTGCTGAATACGGCTGAGGGAAATAATATCAGATTCAGCCTCAGTGATGTTATTGTTCTGCAACTTGACAACAACATCCTTGAGCTGGCTTCTCAGCAGTCTGATTTCGTACAGCTCGTTATACTGCTCATCCGCAACCTGTTTGAGTTGTTCCAGTACACACAGGTCTTTATCTGCATCGGCGTAGCGTTCATAACCAGCCATAGCGCGTTCAATCCAAAACAGCTTGTCTTTGTACTCGGTAATTGCTTTTAGTTCTTCTTGCAATTTAACGCAAACGTCACGGTCGGCAGTGTATGCTTTCAGCAATCCAGCCGCCATGTCAACATCAGCGTAAAAAGCAAGCTCTTCTTTAGCCTTTGAGATACAGACTTTGAGTTTCTCCACACTATCGGCAGTCTGTTTGACATAACGATTTGTGTTTGACGTAACGGTCTGAATCTCGTTAAGGTCAAGCATCGTACTGAACTGTTCCGCTGTTTCAGAACCTTTGTAGTAGACCATAAACGGCAAATCTCGTCTGTCCTGAATCGAGATAACGTCCATGTTCACCAGTAATGCAATATCACCGGGTACACTGGTTCTGAACGACTTATACAGATTGTCATTCAGCTTGTAGGTATTGCTTGAGGCACTGTACGACCTCTCAATCACATTACCGTCAATCGTTGCTGATACGGTGCATTTCTGAGTGCCGTGTTTGACGAGCTTGCTTGAATCTCCGTCATTCATCAACACCCACTTCAACCCACGGAATATGGCTGTCTTACCTGAATCCGTAGGTCCTGTGATAACGTTGACACCTTCAATGAAGTTCAACGTAATGTTCTCGTGTTTCTGTAGATTGGTAGCTTTTAATTGCTCAATCATCGAAACCTCCTGTATTGTTCTCAAGAATTAAACGATAATCGGGCAGCATAAACTTTTTAGCCAGTCTTTTAGCCACGCGAATATCCTGTACTCCGTAGTTGATAAGACGAATAGCCTGACGCTTATGCAGTCCGGTTATCTTACATACCTGCTCTGTGGTAAGTCCCATCTGAGCAACAATGTTAAACAGCTTTGTCAAGGGTAGCCACCGAAATTCTTATTTTTGGTGTGTCACTGTATAACTTGAATGAGTGCCTGACAGCTATTAAACTATCGTCTGCCCATAGAATCCCTGTTAAGGCGTCTTGCAGGGCTTTTCCGCAGTTGTCAATGTCTGGTCTGGTAATCTTATAGACCGGGTTGCCTTTGAGCGATTTTGGGGGCTTAAAATAAAAACCAAAGTGTACCTCCAATGGAATACCACTAAAAAGAGGTATGGTTTCATGTTTCAAATCCTCTGTAACGTATTCGGCAACCTGTTTCTTGAAGTTTACGACTTTTGCAGGTTGGTAGGTGGTGATATGCTTTCCGATACGGCGAACCCTTACGGATTGAACAGGGATTACCTCAAAAGGAATCTCTATTTCGTATCGAGCCATTATTCACCTCCCATTAATTCAGACCAAAACTCGGAACCCTGCTTTTGAATCAGACCATAGTAATCACAGAGTTTGATGAAATACTTATAGTCAAATTCATCAGGAACCAGCTCGAAGTAAGGAACACCACCAAGAGGAAGACGAACCAGTTTATCCCATAGGGCAAGTTCACCGTTCTTTTTGGCATCCTCAATCTTTTTGACAAGGAGTGATGGTTTTCCTGATGGTGTTCTGATTGTTCCGGTAAGCAGATATTCAAGCGCACGATTCTCACCGATACCTCTAACACCCGGAACCGCATCAGAGTGACACCCAGCCAATGCTTTCACGTCAGCAAATCGACTTGGATGTAGACCACGGAGTTTTGGGCTGTTCATGGCTCTCGTTTCGTTGTAGACAGTAACGTTATTGCCGCCACCGTATTCCCTGACCGAAGCCATAGCCACGTTTTTTCTGATGAGCTGGATGTAATCGTTATCGTCAGAGTAGATAACAAAGTATCTGTCAGGGTAGGAATCAACAATACTGGCAATAATATCGTCACCTTCATATCCGTCAGCCTTGTAGCAGTTCTTGAAGCCGAGTTTTGGAACTACCTCAGTCTCAATGATTTTCCAGAAATACTCACACTCTTTACGGATTTGCAGGTTTTTATCCATAGCCTCCGTAGTCCTTTGGCTTGTGTGTGGCATTTCTTTTTCAGGATTCCAGCCAGCCCGATTGTTTTTATAATCAGGATAGAGCTTACGCCTGATACTGGTTTCCCTTGAACAGTCCCATGCAAACACTAACTTTGTGGTGTTAAGTGCTTTGCAAATGAACTCGATTTTATCAAAGAAACAGTTCAGGATAGTAGCCTCACGCTCTTCCTGACTTCTTACATTAGGATAGTTTTTGTATGCCTTGAATGTAGCGTTCCAGCATACACAACGGCTGTCAACTAAAATGGTAATGCGGTCTTTCGGCATATTCAGGAAGTTGACAGCTCGTTCACGGTTCGTTAAGTTTGGCATCTATAATAGCTCTCCTACAGTAATCTATGGAGCGTTGCATTTTTCTTGATACACGTTCGGCGTTATTTAGAGTTACGTTAGGGACTTGTACCGTACATTCAACGTAGGCTCTATCTCGTCCTTCGCTGATATTCATGGCGTAACACCAAGCCTCATCCGTAAGCCCTGAACGTTTCCTGAAATCCAAGTAAGCCCGATTCCTCACGACCATTTCCTTGTAATCGGCTACGGTCATATTTGATTCAGGAATGTCGGACAGGTTGATTGTAAAGGAATCGTCTTCGGGGTTCTCTAAATAACGCTTCTTCATGTTCAGAAATCCGGTAGACGTGCTTCGCCTGCGTGTTGCAAGTCATACACGTGTTGTTCACAGATTGAATCCACCTTTTCGATAAGTTCCTTGATGGATTCTTCGTATTCAGGCTTAACCTCATTCTCGTTGAGTTTGACTTCAAGAGCTATGGATTCGTAAGCCTTGGTCTGCATGGTTCGTCTGTAAGAAATTTCCATTGTTGTTTACCTTATTGGGGTGGTGGTTGTTATGCCACCACCCCTGTTTTGTTAAGCGTCAATATCGAAGTCACCAAGCTCGAAATCATCGCTCTGCTGAACTTCCTCTTCCGTGGCAAATCCAGTCTGCGGCGGTTCATCAGCGGCTTTGGTATCAAGGGTTTCGACCTCTTCCCTCGTGCTGACAGGACGCTCAATACCAGTAGATGCCGCCTCTTCAATAGCGATTTCCACATCAGGCTGTGTTGCAACCTCTTCCTGTTTGGGAGCCGCAACATTAACCGGACGCTCATCAATCAGAGCATACAGTTCCTCGTAAGACGGAGCATCAGGAATCAGCAGGTCAAGGTCAGCCACATAATCAAAGAGCTGTTCAGGAAGCATCTTGGACGTGGAAAGGTCGAGCTTCACATCAAGCAACTGCATCATCTGCTTGGACTTCGGGTTGGTAGCAACAGCCGGAGCCATGCCGAACCGAGCAGTGAACCAGTAACCAAGTTCAATGTCGGAGTAGCTGTAGATTTTATCAGCTTCTTTCGGCTTGAACTGCTCTTCTGCTTTCAGAGCTTTGTCGAAAATGGGAATGAAATAGAACTCGGTGCATTTGACAACACGAGGAACGACCTTCACACTGCCGCTTTCAGTAGGAGTTTTGAATACGGCATTGAACAGAAGCATCTTTTTGGGTCTGAGCTTGCTGTACGGAGACTGATTTGTCTTGTCGTTCTTGATTTCATCCCAATGCGCCGCAACAGTCTCGCACAGGGGGCATTTCTTGCCGTAAGTGGTCGGACACACAACTGTACGACCATCCGGCAGATTATGGGTTTTGTAGCGTCTGAAAGCACTGAACTCACCGGGTTTCGTGCCACCTGCATTGACAGCCTTTGTGGTCTGGAAGTCAACGATACGCATGATAGCCTCTTCCGGTTTGTCATTCTGGGGCCACCAGAGCTTCACACCTTTCGGAAGTGTACTGGTGTTAAGAATCTCCCTGAAATTGCCAGTGAGGACAGCTTTTGCCGCCGCCACTCGTGCATCATGAGATTCGCGCATACGTTTGATGTCAGCCATTGTGAAATTGCTCATAGTCTTCTCCTTTGGGATTAGTTATTGGTGTGGTTCAGAAACATATCACGTGCGAAATCAAGTTCAGCTTTGTAACAATCGACCTTTGCCTGAGCATTTGTAACACTCGCGTTAAGGTTGGCAAATTCAGCGATTGTCATACTCCTGATGCATTCTTCGGAGTATTTAGCACCGAGCAGTTTTTCCTTGTAAAGTTCGGTACGTTTGGTGTGTCTTGCCTTGTCATATTCAGCAGTGAGTTCGGCAAGTTCCAATCTCGCATTCTCGTAATTGCTCAGAGCTTTTGCGTAGTTCAGCTTGAGTTCTTCGATGTTGTTGAGGGTTGCGACTAATTCAGCCATTGTTGTTCTCCTGTTTGGGTTGTGAGGACTGCTTAAGTATAATATAGCACACTTAAAGCAAAAATCAAGCGAAAATCAATAAAAAGTTGAAAATTTATTCAGGTAAATCTCGAAAACCCTTGAAAATTGGGAATCTGAGGGAAGGTTTGCCTGTTGCATCGGTTGTTTCCTCGAAGTATTTCACGGTTATCTTGCGTCCGAGGTACTTATCAGGGTTGTTATAAAGGTCAATCCTAAGCTCGTCAGAAAGCCCACTGCCAACAGCGACAGGATTACCCTTATAACGAACAACCATAGCCCCAGCCAGTTTCGTTTCTTCCATTTGACCTGTTTTTACATTGAGGATATTCTTGGTGGTTCCTGTAATGTCCTCAATAATAAACTCGTCATCGGTGAACTTCTTGACCTTCAGCAAATCAGCAGTACGACCAGACTGATATGGGGCATCGGCACGAAGAATCAGACCTTCCCATCCTTTACGTTCGACAAGCTGAGTTGCCTTATCGAAGTTCTCAGGCGTGTACTTACAATGCCCAATTACGCTGAACTTCGAGCTTGTGAAATTCTGAAACATGAACTCCAAAGCATTTAATCTCAGGCGGTAGGGTCTGTCTGATTTGATACCCAAGAACTCCTCCGGGGTAAGCATATCGAACATCTTGTAGTGCGGTTTGAGCATTGTCTCGTGCCGTCTGATTTCCGATACTGCCTGTTTGAAGTTCTCCTTGTTATTCTCGTCAATGACACAAAGCTCACCATCGAGATAACAGGAAGTGCCGAATCTCTTGAATACAGGCAACAGAGCCTCACGAAGTAACTCCAAAGAAGTATAAGGATGCCCAATACGAGAGAAGAAGTTGACTGCATTTGTGCTTGCCTTATACTCACAAATCAACCTTACTCCGTCCAGTTTACGTGTGATGATATAGGGGGTTGTTTCGACACGCTTGCTGAAGGTCGGGCTTTTATGAATATCGTGAGCTAAGGCAACTTCAAACACAGGTATCTTCAAGTCCATACAGGCATTGATAGTCTTGGTGTCTGCTCCGATTTTCAGGTCTTTATCGAAAATCTTATACAGTACATCTTCGTATTCATTACCTGCCTGACGAATGAAACTGGCACAGTAATCAAGAGCCTCGTTACCACTAAGCGCACGAGAAGCCAAGCGTTGTAGAATGTAGACCAAGCTCGTATCGTTGCTCATGGTGATTGACGGTGTGAACTTTCTGATTGAGTTTGAAGTAACACCGAGCGTAGTCATTGGGTTATACAAGATGGACAGAAGCTCACGTACTACTCCGTTTTTCGAGTAATACTTCAAGCATTCTTTCTTGTGGCTTTGCTTGTTGCTCGTGTTCATGGCACTCACAAACTGCTTGATAATTGGTAAAGTTTGCATGATATTTAATCCTATCAAAGTTGTCGCATACGATTACTTGGTCTTCATAACTCAGGCGTTTCACTACGTCAAATAATGAAAGCAAATACCTGACCAAGAAGTTTACATTATAATCGTTTGCAGTTAGTTGTTCGTTGAGTTGTTTTCTTGTTGTATTGACGTTTGAGTTGGTGAAATGTGACAGGAAATCAAGGTCGTGTGCCATAAGCAACCTTCTGTCCACCGAGTAGTTGATTTCGTTGCAAGTATCACATAGAAAATCAATTAGCTTGGTAGGATAGCGTTTCTTTACGGCACACAACATATCTATCGGGTCATAAAACAGAACTTCCATTTTTCTTCATAAGTTCTATTTTGTGGTTGAGATACCAGACCGCTTTTTCCAAATCCTCAACCGCATCACCCTTCTTCCCTGCTCTGAGGATGTATTTGAGTGCGTTACCGACTGAGAAATCGTACTTGTCTGTAATCTCAATGACCTCAAGACCGAAGGGAGTATCAGTGTAATGTTTGGGGTGGTTTACGGCGTCTGCTTTTGACAGAGCGTGTTGCGGTTTAATATCATAGTCCATATAGGGTGGGTAGGACTTCTTTTCGTGCATAACAACAGGCGCATCGTTGACAATAGGCGCATCATCCTCAATAGGGACAGTAAAGTTATGGTCATCCAAGTAGAAATCACCATACACCTTACGTGGGTTGTTCTGCCACTCTGCTTTAAGGCGGTCGAGGTTATCGTTTACGGCATCAGGTTTAAGCCCGATACTTGTCAACCATTCCAAAGCCTCTTTCAGCCTGTCTCCTTCTCGCATCGTCCAAAGAATCCACTCGTTATGAGGAGAGTTTTGAACGTATTTCCGCAAGAAGTCCGTATTGCGTTTGATTTCCTTACCAATGGCAGGGAACTTATTTTCACACAACGTACCGTCAAAATCAACAACAAAAATCATTATTTCACCTCGAACGCACAGGCAAGCATATACGTCAGACCGCACTTACCTGCATTAAAGAAAGGATTAAGGAAACACTCAGCAATACGAACCATACGCGCCCTGTCCGTTGCGGATTTGGAGTTAATCATGCAAGCGTTGAGATAGCCGAGAATAGCCATACGCACCGTTTCTTCCTGACCGCTATATGCTTTCAGGAACGATACGATTTCTTCCCATGTACCTCTTTTGCTTACGATTGACTTGCAAAGAGCGCGTGTATCGGCTTCAAGTTTTTCACCTGTACCGCCCTGCATCTCAATCGCCTTGTCAACATTACCGCCATTGAGTGCATAGTTTTCAAGAATCTGCAACGATACTCTGGCAGACGATTCAGAGTTCAATGCAATCTTTTTCATAGCTTCATCGTCAATCTTAATCCCGGTCTTTTGAACAACACGACCAAGATTCTTATAGATGGCAGACGGAGTTAATGGTTTGATTGGCAGAACCTTACAACGGCTCTTCAATGCTTTAGGCATCTTGGAAGCATCGGTCGTACAGAAGAAAACAAACGTGCATGGCGGAACCTCTTCACAATTCCGCAACAGAGCCTCGAAACAGATAGGAGTAAGACCCTGCATCTCGTCAATAATATAGACCCTGCCCTTGGAGGTTCTTGTCATAGGATAAGTACCCCACATGTCAACAAAGGCTCTTATATTATCAATCGAACGGTCTTTACTGGCATCGAGAATCTGCACATCACCGAGTGAGGCATTACAACCAATCGCTTTAGCAAACACGTAAGCGGCTGTCGTTTTGCCACATCCAAACTGTCCTTCAAGCAGAAAGACCCTCGGCTGTGTTTTATCATCTGTGTGTTCTGCGACATGTTTCAGGATTGCCACAGCTTCATCCTGACCTACAATTTCGTCAAAGGTGGTAGGTCTCATTTCGTTGTATAATGACATTTACGTCTCCTTATGAATGTTTGATTTCGCCCATTTCTTCAAGGTCAGCCCAAGAAGCACCGGGTTTGCCTAAGTCAGCTTCAACGGCAATAGGATAAACAATCCATGACCATTCTTTTCTGACCTCGGCTTGACTTTCGATGTAAAGGTCGCAGATTGTCTGATACTCGTTAGGAACAATATCCATAACGGCTGAATCGTGAATCTGCCCGATAATAAGTGATTTGAGTTTGTACTTGATGAACTTTCGCTGTAAATGAATCAGCGTGTTCAGAAGCACATGGAAAGCGGAACCTTGAACTACGGTGTTGATAGCCTGTGTTTTAGCCATCTTCATCGTAACCCTGAATCCTGTCGGGTAGTCAAGATAACCCTGCTTCTTGTATAGCTCCCACTGCTTTTCCTTCCATTCGCCGTAGAACTTGAACAGGTCAAACCAGAACCATTCGTATTCCTTTTGGGTGTGGGTCAGCATATCGTCAAACGTATTGATTCCACGCTGTTTAAGGTGTTCGAGGATTGGCTGTCCTGTTCCTGTGTTCGGGTTGTCCTCTGTAACGAAGTCCCAAAGGTTACGAGCCATTGATTCAAACCCTGCACCGTAAAACCCTGCAAAGACGAATCTGCCTTTAACGGATTTACGAAGAGCTTTGCACATTTCGTTGTCTTGGAGCATGTAATAGTGCTTTTCAACCTCACTGTGCATGTCGGCGTTCGGGTCTGACAGGAAACGTAACATGTTCGGGTCATGGTGAATCGAGCAACCACAAGACACCTCATTGGCACGTAAATCCAGTTCAACCAAGCATCTGTCTTTGGAACGAGGCAAGAAACCTGTACGAACAATGTGCTTCTGGAAGTCGTTGTTCTTAGGCATCTGTTGCAGGTTCGGGTTTACACAGCTTGACCGATAAGTACGTACCGTGTGAAGCATAAACTCAGGGTGGATAAAACCGTTCTCATCCACCTCCTGAATCGACTTGCTGATAATGCTCTGCCACAGGATTTTGAGTTGGCTTCGCTTCAGGAGTAGGCTTGATTCTTCGTAAGGCAGTTTTTCAATAACTGACTTGTCTACGGAATCATTACCCTTCTCTGTCTTGCGGAACTTATCAAAACCACTGGCTTGCAGTACGTTACGAATCTGTGAGGAGCTGTCAATGTCGGCTTTGTAACCGTACTTGCTCAACCATAACTGCCCCAATTTAGTCTCATTAAGAAACTTATCTTTGAGGCTATCGCACTCTTTGATAATCGTTTCCCTCTGAGATTGAAGATAAGGAACGTCAATGTACATGCCGTTATTGCTGACTTGTGTAAGAACGTCCTCACCTTGCATCAGGAGCCTGAAAGCATCTGATGTAACTGGTACTGCTTGTGAGGTCATGGCTCCTCCGGGAATGAGTTATAGAAGTTTTTGAGTTGGTCAAGTAACACGATTGCTGTACGATACTCAACCAAAGAATCTATTGCATTATACGTCAGCAATACCCTCTTCGGTATACGGTGAATTGTGTTGATTGCGTAAGTTCCGTACAGTTTAATGTCCTTATCGCTGGGTTTCAATTCAGCTTCAACGTTAGCGTTCCAAACCGTAGTACCAATGAAGATAGGTGCTAAGAACTTGATTGACAGACCGCCCATATCTCTGTTATCCAAAGCATGAGCAAGAAGCATGGTGTCGATATTCAGCAGAGCCGGATTCGTACCAAGTTTCACAATACTCCAAAGCCTCTCGAAGTGTGAGTTGTGTGCAATTTTTAGAATGTGTGTCGTTCTGAGCCACTCCGTAAATTTTGGAATCGTATTAGAATCCAACATAAAGGCGTAGCTCAAATCACTGTTCTCGCAAATAGACACAGACCACAGCTTCGAGTTATGGTTGTAGGGACGTAAGCAGTTTGTCTCATAATCGAAAGCACTCATACGGCGTTTTGGATTCTTTATCATTTCGTCCATAACGCTGACAGCATCCGAATCCGTAAGAATCTTGACGCACTCGGTTTCTTCCTTCCAAATGCGCCGAGGTTCTTTCAGGCTGTCAAGGGCGATTTTAATATCTCGTTTAATGAGCAAATCGTCTATACTGTCCGGTCTGTTGCCTTTCACGTTAGAGTGTGGAGTAAAAGTTGACATGATGTTGCACTCAAACTCCCTGCTGTTGTGAAGCAAACCGTGAACAGCTTGACAGGATGCGTCTTTTTCGACAACTCTGCTGAACAGTACCTTTGCAGACAAATCACCGAAAGCTATGATAAGGTTTGGTTTGAGCTTCTTGATTGTCTGTTTCAGGTAAGGAAAACAGCATTGTGCCTGTGTAGCCGTAATTGTGTTTCCGTAGCAAGCCACCGTTGATGTAACCCAGCAATCCAAGGAGATGTCAACACCGTAAGAGGCTAACACGTCCTTAATCCAACTGAATCTGTCCCCAATAGCATACGTCTTGCTTGTCTGCTGAATCGGGTCTTGTTTTTCAAGTAGGATAAGGATGCGTTTCTTCCCCTCACCGTATAACATCAGCTTGGAGTTCTTGATTAGGTGGCATGACGCACAGTTAGGCTCGTCATACTCAACCCTGCCCATAGATGCTGGCATTACAATTTTCATCAGTCTTCCTCGTACAGAACAGCGATAGCCTTGAACAGAGGATTACCAGTAGGAGTACCATTATCCGTACTGCCGATAACAGTGAGCTTGCCGTCATAGGTGCGGAAATATTCACCGTACTTAATCAGGGATTCGAGCAGTTTGAAGCTGACCGTGAATCTGATTGTCTCATTGACTTTCGGAATATCACAGCGTTCATAGATACGGCTCCCATCTTCACGAACCGCAGTCAGGATAAAATAGGAAATGTCTGGCGGAGCCTCGATTGTTTCCTGTTTCGTCTTGATTGTGTTGCAGATATGAACAGTAACGCGCTTGACCTTATTGTTGTTGCCGCTGAATGGGTTAGCCCTGTCCATAGCTTCTTCAACGCTCTTATTGATACGGAATACAGGACTATTGCCGGGCTCAAGCACAGATTCCATGTAGTTCGCATCGAAAGCGTTATCAGAGCGTGTCCTTGAAGAGAAGATAACACCGTCAGCAGTACGCATGTGAAGCCAACCGTTCTTGATACAATATTTCGGTCTGCCTTTCATTGGGTCGATAGCCATGTACTTCTGAACGAAAGTCTGGGATTCGCTGTGGATAAAGACGGTTTCCTTGATGGAGAAAGCGTCAATACCCTGCTGTTTCATATCGAAGCAAGCGAATCTGTCCTTTCCGTTATAACCGTACATCTTGCCATCGTTCACTGCAACATGGCTGTACTGGTTATCACTCTTATCCGAAGCCCAAGCGGTGTATTGCATAGCCGTAACAAAGGAATCGGGGAGTTCATGCCAGTTATCCTCGTCCGTTTCAAGGTATTCTTCATCAAAGTCAATATCGTCTCTGATTGCAAACTCGACACGGCTCTTATCACCTGCCTTGACACCAAGAGTACCATTCGGCGTGACACCAACCATAATCTCTTTTTCTTTGAGTTTACGGAGATAGTCATACAGAAGGGCAAACTCAACGTCAATACATCTTGCGTCAAAGTTCAGCTCGGAAGGAATCACAAGCATAAACTGATTCGAGATACAGTGAATCCGACCATGTTGAATAATGACATATTTGGAGGGGTCGGTGTTCTCTGTGGTATCGGGTTTGATGATTTCCTTGATGATGCCCAGAGCCTTCAAAATGTCAGCCCGGTTGACGGTAGCTACGTTCATTGTTTCTCCTTAAAGTTTGGTTGTTAAGTTAAGTGAGTAAGTGTTTCCATCGTTTGTCGTTATAACTGAAACCCTCTTTGAGCCGAGCAGATTCAGCATATCCTTGACTTCCTGTTCGAGTGCTTCACTGTCTGCACCCATTTTAGAGGCAAGCAGAGCAAGGATTTTTTCGATAGTGAAGAGGGATGCATTCTGAAGCAAGATAACCTCGACCACCATATCTTCAAGAGTTGTTTCGGTCTTGTTTTCCATGATAGATTCGGGTGTTTCAAGCCCAAGCTCGTTTTGCATAAAGGTTACGTCTTCCTTGTCGAATGAACGTACTTCCCTCTGCGATAACTGCTTGATTGTCGAACACAAGAGACGTTTCAATCTGCCTGTGTTCGACTTATGCGCCGATTCAATTTCCTTTGTTGAAAAATTGAATAACGAGGCTATCTTGTCAAATATCTCAATAAGTTTGCGGCGGTCCGTATCAGTCTTCGTCATCGTCAACCTCTTCAGCATCAGCAATTTTAAGACTGTCACTAAGCATATCAATAATAGCTTTTCTGACGAGATATGCCTGAGTTGCGTCAGCGTCTTCCTGAAGTTTACTGACAGTTTCTTCAAGTTTATCCATGCGCTCACAAAGTTCATTAAGAACACCAATCGTGAATTTCTTGAAGTTGTTGTTACGCACATCAGCATTCAGTTCGTGGATTGCTTCTTTATCAACAATGCCGACCTTCTTGCAGACGTTAGCGAGTTTCTTTGCGGAGATTTTCTTGATAGTGAGTTTCATGTTTTACCTCGTGGTTGGTTTTGGTAGTTCAGCGAAATTATGGACACTTAGAATGTGAGGCGTCCCACAAGCCAAGCATCCGTAAAGTTTAGCCTGTTGTCGTTCATCATAAGGAGATTCACGTTTAAGTAATGCCGCAATTCTCCAAATGTTCTTGATTCGCTCTTCGGGTGTCTGATTAATAGCGTAAAGGGCAGAACAGTTATCAATCTTACGTTTATCCTCAGAGAACGATGCCAACGTCAAATCCTCTGTATTAAAGCCTGTTGCGTTGGATTGCGTAGCCGTAACAACAAGGCATTTGAATATATCGGCATAAGCACGTATTGACCGCCACCTCTGATTGACAGCTTCTCGTGGGTCTCTTCCTTCGGTTGCCATAGCGTCAATATAGTCTATAACAACCACGTCAGGATGCTCCCAACCGAGCTTCTTGCAGATATTCTTTGTCAGTGTAACCAGACCGCTATACGTAAGAGAACCTAATGGGAACTGCTCAACGTACAGACTGCCTTTGTGTTTCTGATTGACCCAAGAATCACGCATGAGTTTGGCAATATCGGGTGTCAGAATAGGATTATGCACCTGACGATAAGACACAGCTTCCTTATATTCCTTGCAAGCTTTATCATCACAGGGGATATATTCGTCACTTGTGATAACAGGTCTATCAGGAATATCGTTCCATTCGTTGAGAAGACTGCCACTGCCTTTACGCTCAAAACAAGTGCCTTTTTGGTTCTTTACGCAATCCAAACAAGGTATGAATTGTTTATCCGCATATTCAGGTGAGGTGGAAGTTTTGGCATCACCGCAGAGGATTCGTTTGTTGACCTGATTTTTGGTAAGGTCTCCGCAACTGATGAAGAGGGTTTTGTTTCCCTGATTACGTGCTACTCTGGCGGTATAAATGAGCATGTGAGATTTGCCCACCTTACCACGACCTTCAAACACAACAAAGGAATTTCTTGTAAGCGTATTGTTCATAAGCCTACCTAATTCACCCTCGAAGGAAATCAGCCGTTCATCCTCTTGACGGAACAAATCATCAATCTCGGAATCAGTGGCTTGCAGAATATCGGTTGAATTGACTACGACAGGCTTAATCTCATCAACAGCGTTAAGGAGTTGTTTCGCCTCATCGAGTTTACCTGATTCTACTAATGCACTGGCTTCTTCCGAGGACAGCTTAATGATTTGAGCCTGAAAGTAGTTGTAAGCCTCGTCAATCTCAACCTGAATGTCGGTAATCGGTTCCTGATTGGCAAACGAAGACAGGACAATCTGTATCTCGGATGCCACTTCGGGTTTGATTTTACCTAATGCAACCTGATTCTTAAAGACGCGCTCGAACTTATCTTCCGGTGCGGTGTGGAATTTATTGAAGAAGACAATGCAGATACGAGCCATGACAGAGTAGTACCGATTCGACAGTACGCCCTGTTTGTACTTATCCGCAAACTCTTCAAGGAACTGTGTGGAGTTGACCATATCATAAACGATACGTAACTCCAAATCAGCCGTAGCCTCAATTATTTCCATTCGTTCACAACCTCGTATTGGTTAGTCATTTCAGCAAGGCGCATGGCAATCTTAGGCTGTGCAGGTAATTCCGTTGCAGTCATAAGAATCCGTTTCCCTGCACCGTGAAGCGTCTTAATAATGTGGTAGACGTATTCGTAGGTGTAATTGTTATCCACGTAGAAATCGTCAATGGCAACAACACCACATCCCAGCATATCGGACGTAATCTTGCTGTAGGATTCCGGCTTACATCTGAGTAGGCACATAATTTCAGACCAATCAAAGTATTTAACCTTGAAACCAGTCAGTACAGCCTCTTTCAGCATACCAACCATTTGATACGTTTTACCTACACCGGATTCACCATACCAAATCGTTCCCTTGCTGAAATCGAGGGAGCTAATATCGTACATGGCAGTGGTAAGGTGTGCGGCTCTGTAAATGTTTGGTACGCCGAGTTTTATCATAAGCTGAATCATGGCAACGTTGCTCATTTCCTGCATACGGTTGAGCTTATGTGCGTTACAGTTCGGACACCACTGTTCAAGTTCTTCCACCTTTCCGTCAATGAGAAAGCGGAAATCGAGAAGAGAGGTATTACACTTCGGGCATTGGTTCATTTTTATACCTCACGATGACAAGGCGTTTCGGGTGGTAGTATTTGTTTATGACTTGAAGCTCTTTCGTTCCACCTGCTATGACGGAACGAACAATATCTTCACTTACGAGACGGTTGAGGGAGAAATACTCATTGTTGACCCACCGTGAGGTAGCCAATTTCTTAAAGAATATTTCAAGCTCGTCTCCTGTAAATGGTTTCAGGTACTCTTGCAGTTCAGCGTGTTTCGTACCCCTCGGAACCGCCATAGCTTTGTTCGTTATCTTGATTACCCTCTTCACAAACTCCGCTATTCCCTTGTTGTCGTATTGCGGCATAACGTCTCCTTTGCTCTTGTTTGATTTGTTTGACGTAACGGTATATGGTTGCGGAAGAACGCCCTGTCCTTCTCACAATTTGAGGTTGACTGAAACCAAGATGAACAAGTCTTCTGATTTCTTCAACCTCTGATGGTGTTAAGGTATCTGGCATTATATCTCCTTAGTTGGTCGGGGCAACAGGACTCGAACCTGCGACCTTATGCTCCCAAAGCAAACGCTCTACCAGACTGAGCTATACCCCGGATTGTTACAATATAATATACACCGCCAAACTACGAAAGTCAAGCGGTGTATCAAAGATTTTTCAGAAATTTTTAGAATGAACCACGGAAGTCTTTATAAGCAGGGAAGATACCGTTTTTCGCCAAGCGTATAATCTCCAACGTTTCATTCTGTAGTGTAGGTCTGTAAATCGCATCCCAATAGTCAGCAGGGATTTCTTTCATTTTTATCCCTGCGTAACGACCAACTTTCATAATTGGTTCTTTACTCATTGAGAACGTAAACAAACCGTCAGGGTCGATGATATACTTGTCGTTATTTGACACTGTAAGGAACCATGAAAGTTCACGAGGTTTCCTTACACCGTCATTGAAACGCTCAAGTTGCTTCTCAAACACCTCCCGATAAAGCGTAGTGTGCATGTCAGGTTCGCCCCTCAACTCAGCCTTACGTGCATTAAAGCCGTAGGGAAATACATCGTTGTAAGCCATGCTGAGATATTGCTTGCCTCTGAAATGAAGACCACGAGCAACCATTCTTATCCGGCTTATATCGAGCTTACCTGCAATACTGAAAGCACCTCGGTTATCTGTCTGATATGCCTTACGGAGTGGCAGACAAACATCGTATTCAAGATTGTTTCCGCACAGAATACAACCTTCAAGGTCATAATTCAGTTCGGTAGCAACAAGACAGAAAAACTCGCCCTGATTCTTGATGGTGCTGTAAGTCAACCCAACATCAGACCAGCCATTTTCCGCTTTTGTTATTTCGAACGGTGGGTATACAATGAACTGCTTGTTGTGAAGTACCTTGCTCTCATCGAACTTGTACTCCACAACTTTATACTCAATATAGACTGGGTACACGTCCTTAGTGCCTCGTGTACCTACCTTGTGAGCATAGCAACAGTGAATATAGGCTATCTTGTTTCCGTCAAGCCAGTGATTTACTTGGAACATTAATATTCTCCTGTTTGATAAGGCTGTCGATTGCCTTTATGACACGTTCAGGATTGATGTTCTTGGTGCATGTGAACTTACTTGCTTCAAGCCCATTACGTTCCTTGAGTAACATATTTCGTTCTTCCATAGTAGGTGCTTCATATATCTTGGTCGTGAGTTCGTGTACTTTAACGTCAATACGAGGACACCAAAGCCAAGAATGATGCCAGAATGGAATTGTCATATCACCCCAACAATCCTTACATGGGCTTTCTTCGTTGAAGACACGATAAGGGGTGTTGAACTCATTTTGAGGTGCTGTGAATCCTGAAATCAACACGACTGGTTTCTGACATGCCCAAGCAAGCCAAGACAAGCCCGAAGTCATACCGATAAAGAACTCGGCTCCTCGTATCTGATTAACGCGCTCCTGTAATGAATAAGGACCAGTCCAGTCGATTGCTTCTGGTGGTGCTTTCTGATAGGAACCGGGTATGCCAACCACACGTTCCTTATCAATACACATCACGTCAAAACCGAGGTGCTTCAGATATTTGATAACCTCAGTCCAGCCATAAGGATTCCACCAGAGTTTACATCCTTTACTGCCCGAATAACCGATACAAACATAAGGACGTTTGTTTTTTATTTCCTCTGTTGCTTTCAGGATGGGTGGTTCTGGTTCAACATTATTCGGAAGACCTAATATGTTAGCAGCTAAACGGTTTAATCCATGCTGTTGATAAGGAAGTTTACCCCAAAATGGAGCCGCATCCTTATCGAAGAAGATGCCGATAAAATACGTAGCGTATATGGGTATCTCTGACAGCATGGATTCGTCAGACACCATTGTTATCCAAGGGTAATTCGGTCCAAAAAGCTCAATGAACCAAGGCTGTGCAAACACAATCGGCTTACATTTATGTTTCTCGATGAACGCAAGCACCTGTGAGAAGTGTGCGATACAGTCACCGAGTGTCTTATGGGCTATTCTGAATCTGACATACCTATCCTTGCAATCAAACACCGTGGAAAAGGCATCGTTAGTCTTTGTGTTGACTGCATGGATTTTCCACTTGATGTAATATTTGGTTGGCGTTGAGAAGTATGCACCGGGAGCAAGCTCAATATGGTAAAGTAAATCACCTGTATCTTCATTATAAAAGCTGACGTCCCAAGTACCTATGGTATCTTTTGGCGTTTTTATCTCAGCCCCATAATTAAAGCTGAACTGCATCCCGGTAACAGGGTCTTTCAGTAATTTTATATCGTCTTCAAATTTCTCCATCAGTTTAACAGCTCCTTAATCTCGGCAAGTTCTTTTCTACCGTCCTTTGTTTTCAGGAGGTCATTTAGGTCTTTTCCATACGACCAATGAATACGGTAGACTTCTGTACGATGTGAGAGTTGGTTTACGAGCTGATGTGCCGCAGATTCACCAGCCGAATCCATATCGTAGGCAACGTAGACCTTACCGAATGTAGCCAACTCATTTATCTGTTCTCTCGTGAAACAGCAACCGTGGGTATGAACAGCCCCATCACCAACAGACATGGCATCGTAGGCGGCTTCTGTAACAATAACAGTATCAGCCGGAACGTTATCAATACCCCACAGGAACGACTTGCATGGTATCAACTCTTCGTACTCACAGGCAGTTATGTACTGTTTCTTGACGTAACTGCCACACTGAAACGAAACAAGCTGACCCTGCAAGTAATTCGGTATCACAATGCAGTTGGCGTACTTGTTTGAATACCGCTGTTCCTTGACCGTCTTATAATAGGTGAGGTACTGGTCTGCTATGCCTGTTGAACTGAGGTGGTATTTCCTGATTACATCGTCAGCGCAATCAGGAAACCGCTTCATCAGGTACTCATAAGCACGAAGAAGCATAGCACCATTCCCCGGCAGTACAACCTCTTTCGGACGCAACGAAATCTCCTTCATATTCTGTTTGTCTATATTCTTGAACAAACCATGAAGGATGTGCCTTGTTTCAGTTCGTTTCGTACCGAGCAAGTTGGAGAAAACAGCAATCGTGGAATGATAACCGCACTTGTAACAGTTGCAGTAACCCTCTTCCAAATTGATACCAAGATGAAAGTTAGTATCACCAGACATGCAGAATGGGCAACAAACCTGAACCCATCCACGCCGACAATGATGATTACCTTCAAGTCGATAGTCAATATGGTTATCCTCTAAAAAATCAATCACTAGGCTCAAGTCTCACCTCACCGTTGGCTGTGATGTACATTTTCTTGAAAGTACCGTCTTCATCCTTGTACTCACCCACGTAAACATCGTAGGTATCGGGTGTGGTATCTTCGGTGTTAATCTTTTTATCGGGCATAATTACCTCCTGTAGTTTTGAGTGTAGACGTCAAGTTTACGACATCCTCATTCTTTGCTGTAAAGCCTGGGTGTGTATTGAAGTTATCTGGAATGTACGAATAACCTGCACAGTCATACCCACATTCAGCTTGTGAGTTTGTCAGTTTGCAGTTACCAGTATTAGGGTCGTATCGTGTGCAATTTGTCTTCATAATTTCTCCAAAAGTGGCAGTCCAGCATGGATTTGAACCATGACTGACAGGACCAAAACCTGTTGTGCTACCGTTACACCACTGGACCGCGTGTTATTGTTCGTTTGTTACAGAGCCAGCCAACATATCGTGTTTAGCCGCTACGTCAAGTTCTTTTGTTATTCCCGGTTCCAATGTATTCAATAGGTCTGCAATATCACTAATGGAATCTTGAAACCGACGCCCCCATGCATACGTATCACACATGTAGCGATAGAATAACAACTTCAGCAGGTCAACGCAGAAATGTAACTGCTCATTCGTTGTTGGTGGTTGGGTTATCATGCTATGCCAATACCTTTACTTGATGTTGAAGGTGGTAAGTTAAAAGGTCATATTGATGTTTAGGAACAAACAAACATTCTTTCACAGGGTGCATACACTTCGGTACAGGTCCGAATATTGTGCGGTGGTCAAAAGAGGCAACCTTCAAGAACGTATCAGGCATTTCGTACTCTGATATGAAAGTCAACTGCTCCTGTTTTCCGCACCAATCGTAAAACGCCTCGTAATCGAACTTTTGATAGTTATACATGCCTGTTCCCTTATACGGAATATCGCAGTAAACCACGCTGTAAGGCTTTATAACCACGTCCCGATAGTCAAGGGCAGTAATTATAGGTCTTTTGATATTAGCCAGTCTTAAAAGCCGTGTAAAAGCGTTGTAGTGTGGCAATACCAAATGAATCGTATCAACCGTAGATGATTGCTCCCTGATAGCGTGTTGAACCTGACTGTATCGCATTTCCAGCGTATAGTAGTCAAGGTTCTTCAGGTGCTTCAAGTCAATACCGTAACGCTTCATACCTGCTCCGTCACCAAAGAAGACGGCATTGTGGTACTGGCGTTTGTAGTCCTCAATCTCCCTGCTGTAAGCGTATGTCCTCCAATTATTACCGAAGGAGAAACAGCATGAGATATAGGGGTCTGTTCTGCGTTTGTACTTGAACTCAGATATGTCAGCAAAGTGGTTCTCGTGTCTGAAACCATCACTGATTGCCCTGTCGAAGCTGTCCATAACAAACTTATCATTGTCGTTTGTGTAGACAGTGCCGAACTTCAAAGGCATGGTTGTAGCGTAATGTGAAACGGAACCGCCACCTGCAAACAAATCATAAAAGTTATCTGCGGCTGGCATAACGTCAAGGATTTTTTCGGCTAACCTGCTTTTGCTACCCTGATAAGGCATACCGTATAGGTTCATTCCATACCTCCTGCGATAGCTAAAAGTAAGGCAAAGCCTAATATCCCTGCCGCAATCAGGAAGATAAGCATGACGCAACACCTTACCAGAAAGGCGGCATCTTCTTGTTCTTGATTAGGCATGATTGTACTCTCCTATTTGTAGTATGTAGCCAAGCTCTTTGAAAGCACGTACAAAAGTGTGTGGTGTTACATTTCTACGTCTGCAACATCTACACGCAATAACGAACGCACTTCTGCCTGAGCGTTTATGGCGTTGTGTGTCTAAAAAGTTAAACAGCTCATCCGCATCGTTGGACACAAGTTCCATGTGGTTCGTCAGAATATTACGCACACCAAACACCAGACCCATGACTTTCATTTGTCTGCACAGGGTTCTAATACGTGGGTGGTATCTCCTGTTCAAAATAGAATGAACTGTCCCTGTATTTGGAAGCCGAAGTCTGTGTATAGCATAGGCGTAATTCCTATGACAGTATTGCTTGTTGAACGTGTCATAGAACTTATCCATGATGTACTTACCAGCTTCTTCCATATCAGTACCTTATTTTCATGTCCATAGCGAAGAGGGTGAATAAAATCATAATCAAAAGTATGTTTGTGAGATTAATCATTTATCCCTCCGTCACGTTATCAGGGTCCTCTTCCATCGCTTCAAGGCAATCGTCAATACGCTGAATAAGGCGATACTCTTCTTCAATGCCTTCTTTGAGTTCTCTGAATTTCATATCAAGGAACTCAACCCAAGGATATTCCGTACCATCTTCGTTCTTAGCATAAACAGGAGGCGTCATAGCCATATAACCAAGAATCTCGTTCCAGTACATGTTGATAAGAGCTTCGGATTGCTCTCGTTTACTGTGTAATTCATGCTTACCTATCCGAGAAAGGTAGCCGTCAAATTTATAATAAGTACCCCAACCCATTAGATTGTCTCCTCGTTTTCCTCACCGACTTCGAGAATAAGTTTGAGCATCTCGTTAGCCTGAGAAGCAAGTTTAACATACAAGAAAGCCTGATTGACAACCAAGTCTTTACCAGTTTCTTTCCAACGATACGTCATAGCTTCGATATTAGCAAGCGTATCACTAATATCGTCTACGTGTTTTTGGACTCGTGCAACAATGTTATCGCCCATATTAGATACAACCTCCGCAACACCCTTTAGGTATTTGGTCGTTCATGGCATCAATAACAGCCTCAGCCATTTCTACGGTTATACCTTTTGGGATATAGTTTTTGTTTAACATCCAATCACCTTCGATAGCATAGTAATTACCATCGCTATCACAAGTTATGGACCCGCCTGATTCCCAGAAAGGCTCGAAGCGATAATGTGTGCCGTCAATATCACAATCAAGTGTACCGCGACACCAACACCACATCGGACCCTCATAAGAAAGGTTCTCTACTCTGTGTTCTCCCATACCGTCTCCTTCGTTATGGTTTGTTATTTACAGATAATATAGCACCTTTTTCTATAAAAGTCAAGCGGGAATCCAAAAAAATTTCAAAAAAATACGATAAAAGCTAAAATGCCGAACAAGACAAGCCCGAATACCACAGGAACAAAATCTTCAATTAACATTTTTGCGCCCTTTCGTTTTATTTGTTTTATGTTTTTGCGGATAGAACATCTCACACTTACCGTTTTCGTCAGGCTTAAAGCCACACATGCTGACAGGATATGGGTAGTCTTTCAACCTATCGGTATTACGACCGCATTTAGGACGCAGTGGACATTCCTTATTACCACAGAAAGTGATGTCATAATCCCAACTATCGACAACCTCTTCAGTGATGCCGTACAAAGCACAAAGCAATTCAAAAATATCTTTCATTTTGTGTTTAACTCCTCTTCTGCTCTCTTGGCGATACGGTTGCACATATCACGCAAGGCAATCAGAGCATCGTGTTCAGTTGCGTAAAGTAATGACATTGGCATAAATACCGTACCAATCGCCTTGTTGATATAGACCTTTCCAATCGGGTCTACGTGTTTTGGATAGATGTCAGTAACCAAGACATGTTCAATAGTTAGGTTGGTTGTGCCAAATTTAATATCCGGCATAATCAACCAGTATGTTTTAGCCACCATACTCTTCCTCCATAGCTGCCTCAGAGAAATCCAAATCCTCATCTGGTTTGTCTGTTGTTCTCTTCGATAGCGGTTCAGTTATGTGTTGACGTTTTGGTTTTGTAAGTGTGAAGCAGGTGGGGAAGCATATCAACTCTTTTGCAAGTTTCATAAATCCCCTGCGTTGCTGTAAGCTGTTGAAGGCAGGTAGACGCTTATTCATCACAAGACAGCCGACCATAGTACCATGTTCGTTCTTGACACAAGCGGCACATGTACTGCAAATCTTGAAGTCTTTTTCGATGGACCTGCGTCTCGGTTTCTTCACGCCCTCATTCATTTTGGCGTAACTCTCACCTTCCCACAGAGGCAAATCAGGTGTATACCATTGACCTTTGTGGTATTTAACGACATTACGAGGTATCAGGTTTTGAACTTTATCGAGGTAGACCCAATAAAGCACCTTGTATTTATCGCAAAACTCATTCCACTCTTCATGGAAATGCGTATTGCAAGTAACAATCTCGACCTCATACCAATAAGTCGATTCCCTGAAAAGCAAGATACGTTGACCACGATAGGGCATATGTCGTGGGTCGTTTAGCACTGAATAGTATTCCTTGTCCATTTGATGTTTGTTTTGTTTTTGATTTGGATTAAAAGGTGAATGTACCGACTTGCAACACAGTGCGGACTAATGCAAGCACCAAAACACAAGTCTTTACCGAACGGGCATTTAACGCATCTAGTTTCCGTAATGCGCTGTAACATAGAGTTTATCTTTCTCATAACTACTCCGATATGGTTGTATGGAAACTACAGATTTTCTATAGTTCTGATACACATAGCCGCAGTGTGTGACAGCTCCTTGATGAGACACTCCTTGAGAAGTTTGCGTTCATCGTAAGTGGTTGCACTATCAATATCGTTTGCAACCTGTACTGCCTCACCTGCCTCTTCGGACATAATAGCAACCATCTTTACCACATCAGCAGGGAAAGTCTGGTGCTTATGCTTGGCAAGAGTAAGTTCGTTAAGAATGTTATCAACGATTTCGGTTTGTGTCATTTTGTCTCACCTCAGTAGTCTTCAATATCTTTTACTTCGTTATGTCCATGCAGTATTTCCCATCGTTTCTGTTTGTTAGCGAGAACAGCATGGATAATTGTGGTTAGGCATACAATCGTGGTAGTCCCGGTAAAAAGTCCGATGAAGGCTAATACGCCAAGAGTTTCGTTACTCATTTTTTTCTCCGTGTGGGTTTTGATTTATGGTTACGGCAGAAGTCCCCAGCATCTCCGAGTTTCTGTTTGTATAACTTACATTCGGTTTTACACAGCTTGGCTTCTGCAATTTTTGGATATTTGCATGGTCCAGTACAAAGAGAACATTCCCAAGTCATTTTGTCTCAGCTCCGTTCTTCAGCAGTCTTTTGAGTGTATCTGCATTTATAAGGTCACATCCCTCATATTCTGCATTTACGAACAGTGACACCCAACCTTTGCAACGAAGATATACAAGAGCCTCACCGTCTTGTACATCAATTCTCGCGTTATGCTTTTCAAACACGCTGATGAGGTCCTCTAAGAGTTGTTTCATTTCAGTTGTCATCTTTTACTCCAATCGTTTCGTAGAGTTCAGTTTTAAGTTCATAGATAGCGTCATCAATGATTTCTTTAAGACGCTCATCACGAGGACCAAACCACTTCCTTTTGAAAGCACGAATGGTCTTATCGAGGGTATCTTTTCCAATATCGCAATCAATATACCACTCAACATCGTGAAGAACCTTAGCGAAATCAACACATAACGCACTGATTTCACGGTCTTGTATCTGCCGTGAAGCGTCCTCTACTTTATAATAGAGGTAGTCAAGAGAACCGCCGCTCATTTTTGTTTCTCCTTGAATTTGTTACAGTCAACGGAACAATCATACCAAAGCGGTTTGACGCCCCTCTTTTTAGCCAAGCAAAAGTGTGATTCGTGGATAGCCATAATCATACCACCCTTGCAACGAAGATAGGCTTTTCTGATACACCAAGCGCAATCTTTACATTTCATTTCTTATCCTTTCGTTGTTTTTCGTGCCAAGATACGATACCCCAGACCGCCATACAGAACTGAACCACGTCAAGTGCCGCCCTGCTATGAAAGCCCAAAGATAAGTCAAAAATCAACCACAAGATGTTACCGAGACACCATGCGTAAAAACAAAGAATATTCATTTTTACGTTAAGTACAGTCCCGGCAAGACAAACTACGGTTGCGAATGTAGAAAACTCCTTCCAGAGAAACTCATCCGTAACTAAAAATGTAGCGATACAAGGATTCATTTTTCATCCTCGCTTTCTTCCGTTGGTTTGTTTATACAGCGCAACTCTTCCTTTACCGCCTGAGCATAGGCATCGACAATCTCCTCGGCTTTCACCATCATTTGCTTGTGAAGCTCGATTGGGTCACTCCCTGTAAAGGAAACAACTGAGCTTGAAATGTTATGATTACCGCCACGAGGATTCTGAAAGCTCTGCGTGATGGTTTCAGCAGACATAACAAGTTTGCCCCCGTCAGAGACATACAGGATGAAACCGCTTAATGGATAAGGGGCTGACTTGGCAAACATAGGTCTGTCATGCCATTGGTTTATGTAGAGCTTCCATCCGTTTGCGTCGAGCCATCTACACACAGTAGAATTTATAAATACACAATGGATAGTCTTACCCTGCTCTGATTGGTTACGGAGATTGATTTCACCAGACTCCAATAAATAGCCTGTTTCCATATGTGGAATTGTTAAGAACATGGCTTCACCTCAATGGTTAATTCGGACTTCACTTCGGGACAGTCAGCCTCAATGTAAACGCCGTATTCCCTCATAAAGTCCTGCCATCTGTTGTACCAGTCTTCGTACATTTGAAGGTAATATTCTTCAGCGTTCATTCCCCATCCCTCACTTTCCGCAGGAGTTCTCGCGCTTCATGTTCAAAACACAACTTGCTGTCTTCATACGTGCAATCCTTAGAAAGTAACTGCTCACAATCTACAGGAGAACCACAATGGTCGTAAATGCAAACATTACAGCTTGAACAAATACAATGAAGAAGCGCATCATACAGTTCCGGCAGACGGGCGAGGCGGTTTGACATTTCCTTGTTTCGTGTTAAGCAGACTGGTTGATTTTTTGAATCATAAATCATGATTTCTTTGTAGGATTCCCAATCTTGAAACGATTTTTGCCACGGCGCATCGAAAAGTTGTTGGGTATCTTTAGTCATTGATAATCAGCTCCTTTGCGTAAGGAAGTGTTTCAATCCAACCGCAGAAACGATGCCATTCCTGAAGTTTGTGGTTCTTACGCTGTTTGTAGATAGTTCGTAACTGCATGTAATTGGTAACAACATGAGCCGTCAACTGCAAACCCATAGGACAGCAGGCAACAAACTCATCGTAAGTGATGTGACCGTTCTTATACTCACAAAGAGCATCGTGGAGGTTAGACCAATCAGCGTCACTTACATGTTCGGTTGCCACGTTACTTCCCATAAGCTGTTCAAGGCAGTGCATCTTAGACTGGCTTGAAACAATCTGGATGAAGTGATACCGTTCAAACTGCATCCACCATGTATTAGTTGCAGTCACATTGAACGACACCAAGATACCAGTGAGGAAGTTCTTATGCCCAGAACTATCATCACCAGCATTAACAAGACGGTGCGCCCTGTCTAATGCCAGCTTACCGACATTCAGTTCAGGGTTGTCGAAATCTTTTACTTGGCTGTCGAATACCTCAGCACAAAAATTGCATCTGAACGGAAATCCAGATGCAACCAAGGCTTCTTTTAGGTTGTAGACGTTTGTGTTGCTGACGTTCATTTCTTTCGTCTCCTTCTCGGTTTGGTTATTAGTTTAAGTTCTTTGAGGAAATGGGTTGTCATCGCCCCAAGTAGATAACAATGTGTTTCTGCGTTACTGTCCTCTGCTTCAATACCACGAGGATGCAGAATATTTACCGTTGCATGTAGAAGTTCGTGTATAAGAGTTGATACATGCTCCGGTGTTTTATCAATCTTAGGCATGAAGATAACGTTACCGAACAAGCCTCCGTCACAGTCACGTAAGTCCATAGTGATACCTTCCTTGTCCTTGCAGTCGTAAATCTTCTCTGTTTCTCTTTCATTCAGATGCAGATTCTCGACCATCCAATGAGCGCAGAAGGTAGGCGTTCCAGTGATAAGATAAACGTAAGACGTATACGTATCGTTATAATATTCGTAGACCTTGTTTGCCATAATCACTCCTTATGGTTTTGGCAGTACGTTATAATAAGCTATGGAGGTATTCACGAACTTGATGTTTCTTCCGTCCGTTTTACACTTCATAAAGAACCAACCATCTTCACCTCTTCCTGTATGTCCGCCATGATATACGTGAAGTTCTCTCATGGTTTTGACTTTTGTTAGGAAGTTAGCCCAATCAATATGACCGACAGGATTAAAGGCGTTCATTATGTCTGGGTTGCCAAGATGAGGCAGGTTGAATATCTTAAAGACAATCATATCCTGACCTTCGCACTCATCAGCAATCGTCAGGAAACCACGATAAAGCAAGTTATCATCGTCAAGAATATACACATAGTCGTTATCAGAACCCACGTATTGTATAACTCTGTCAATCCACGATGAAAGCCACTCGTCATTCTCTTTCTTATCAGTAGCGTAAAAGACCGTAGTGTGTTCGTCATTAAATTGTGTAAACTCCGTGTAAGGTGTTCCAAAAGAAAGGTCAACGATAAGCGCATGAGTGTAGGTGTGGTGTGAATCCTTGAAGGCATATGTAATACTGTCCTTGACCTTTTGAATGTTGATCGGTTTATAGCACCGAGTTATAAAGACAAAGTTCATGCTTACCTCTTCAGTTTATTATAGTAAGCAAGTTCACGGTCTACGAATTTAACGGAACACTTCTCAACCCAAACAGCATTGTTGAAGAAGTTACCGTCAATCTCAGATGATTTCTTACCGTTTCTGAACACCTTGACGCGCTTCATAACATCAGCTCTCGTGATAAAGTTAGCCCAATCAATGTGTCTGATAGCGTTGCCAATGTCAGAACGACCCCAAGACGGACGCCCTTTAACCTTGAACACGATTATATCCTCATCACTAATTTCTTTGCAGACGTCAAGGAAATCTGGATGAAGGATATTATCATCGTCAAGGATATAAACGTAGCTGTCATTCGGTATGTTAAAAGCAACCAAAGCAGTATCAATATCGGAAGCCATGAACTTATCTCCATCAGTTTTGGAGTAGACATAGCTGACCTTATCCGCCTTATCTGCAAACGGCTTGAACTCTTCTTCCTTATGTCCTGATGTGCAGTCAACGATAAGGATATGTTTGTACGTGTGTTCCGTCAGTCCGAATACGTTGCGTATGCTGTCTTGTACTGCTTCAAGGTTATCAGGTCTTGAACACCTTGTGATGATTGTGAAGTGCATATTTTATCCTATATGGTTATTGTTGGTGGACTTGGCAGGGGTCGAACCTGCGACCAAGGGTTTATGAGACCCACGCTCTAACCTCTGAGCTACAAGTCCGAATGGAGCCGGGCATCGGATTTGAACCGACAGCCAGTTGCTTACAAAACAACAGCTCTACCATTGAGCTAACCCGGCATGGTCTCCCCGGTGGGATTCCAACCCACAAAAATCGGTTTTTAAGACCGATGCCTATGGCGTTCGGCTACGAGGAGTTGGATGCTGTCTTCGTTTATTGAGTCGCATACAGACAGCGGGGTACACGTTGGAGTCAGGTCTTATGCCAAACCTGTCGGGTTCTGATAAACGGACAGAACTATCCCGAAGCGCATCATGGAAGATGGTTAATCATACACAACGGTAGCTGGTCCTCCACATCCCGGACACATAGTCTTGTTCCGTGAATGTGTAGCGATTGGAGTTAAATCGTCAACGTCAGAATATCCGCAGTTAGGGCAATAAATGCGAGGTGCTTTACAACCCCTGAAGAAATCCTGAACGGTATAATCACGTTCTGTTTCTTCCCAATCCATATCATAATCTTCGTGATGGGGCTTACCTTTACTGCCCCATTCCTTCTCGTGTCTCTTTGTTTTACCCATTGTTTGCTCCTGTTTGTGTTCGGGTTTACTATAATATAGCACGACAAAGATAAAAGTCAAGTGTTTTACGAAGATTTTTTGAAAAATTTTTGAGAAGTGTCTGCTCTCCTATGGGAAACCGTCAAGAAAACCATAGGAGGCAGACGTAGATGTATTTGTAGATTCGCTAAGGCACATACATCAGGCACTCTCGAAAGGAATGGGTGAGAAAAAGTTATGGGAAAACTCACCCCGCCACATCTACAAGGCGGCTATGTCTGGACGTCTCAACAACACCCCGACTGAGTAATCATATGTGAAAGTTTATCTGAATCGTCCATGGAAACACCGTCAAGCACCTCGGATAGAATGTTTGTCTTACGGTCAAGCATACGAGCAAGCCTTTCATCAAGTGAGTTCTCGACAAAGTGAATATAACAAACTACTGGTTCCGTCTGCCCATTCCTATCCAGACGTGCGTATAACTGATGCAAGTCACCGGGAGACCAGCATAGTTCACAGACCAATAACGTACTGCATACTGTCTGTAAACCGTCTAATCCTGTGCTAATAGACTGAATATTGCCTATTAACAACCTGCAATCGGGGTCGTTAATGAACTTCTGGACAGCATCGTCTTTCTTCTTGGTCGATACAGAGCCATTAATCAAGACAGAGCAATCCTTGAAGTTATCATAAAGAATCTGACCGCACTTCTCACGATGAACACAGGCAACCACAAGTTTATCATCGGTCTGTTCAAGGTAGTCTTTTATCCAACTTATCGTCAATGGCAACTTTATCCGAATTGCCTCCTGAAGATAAGCCTCGATAGACTGATTCATACGTGCGTTAGCCATGAATCTATCACGACTGCAAGCGTTCAGGTATTCGTGTTGCGCTCTGATTGCATCCTGTTCGAGCTGTTTAATATCATTGGATGCCACGTCAAGCGGTACAGCCCTTATTTGAACCTTTGGTACTTCCTGATAGATGTCCTTCTTGGTGCGTCTTATCATCGTACCGGATTCTATCAGCTTCTTGTGTAGTTCAAGCGTATTTATCGACACGGATGCACGATTATACTTATCCCTGTACGAATTGCAGTAACGCTGGTCATAAACGAAACGAGAAGGGAACAGGGAAGGATTGACCAGTTTTATCGTGTTGTACATATCCGCGTTTCTGTCCGTCAATGGAGTACCCGACAGGCAGATACAAGCCTTGACGTGTTTTCTTATCTCGAAGATGGCGCGTGTTCTGCCAGTGTTATCCGTTTTTATCTTCTGAGATTCGTCAAGTATCATCATATCCCATTGAAACTCGCAAAGCGGTTCCATCCAAGCGTTGACTATATCATAATTTATAATAGTTATCCGCGATTTAGAGATTTCCATGAGGTCTGCTCTATCATAAGTTGTCGAGTTGCAGACTTTCACATGCGGACACTTCTTTATCTCGTTTTGGAGGTTGCGTTTCCATTGGAGCTTGATATTGGAAGGAACGACAATGAGCGTCTTCTTGGAACCTGACGCAACATGACATGCAATAGCAGAGCTTGACTTACCTGCACCCATAACGTCAGCAATCAGCAGGTTCCAGCTATGCTTCGCGGCTTCAATAACGGATGTAAGCTGATAGTGATACAGTACACGATTCAGCTTGCCGCCTAAAGTACGCATGGATTTGGTGCTGTACCCTTTGCTTTCGAGGAGCTTCATGTTATCCTCGCTGTAAGGCATCCGATACAGCTTGCCATCTCTTTTATAGTAGAGATAGCCTGATTTGTAGCAAACTTTTTTCAAGGTTATGGTCTCCGATTGTTTGTTTGCAGATAATATACACTCTCATCTTGTGTTTGTCAAGCCAAAAATCAAAGAAAATCTAAAAATTTTTGTAAATAAGTGTCATATTTATTTGACTTCTGCATAAGTAAAGTTTATATTTTACTTGTGCAAGAGTAAAATGGAGACAACGATGAACTTCACACGCAAAGACAATAACGGAAACGAAATCAAACCACCAGACGTGACGATGAATACACGCACCGACAAAGGTAACGATGAAGACAAACGCGCATGTAACGAAAACGACATGCCGACAGATACATGCACAGGCGTATTAGATGTTAGAGAAGCATTAATGACGGTAAAAGAAAATGAATCGCCGGATATGCCAATCGCTAATATGAAAGTTGAAACATTCCTTTGTAACATAGCAGAACAATCATTACATGGGATGCCTGCACTTGTTGACGCATACAAACGGTGCGGCTTCAATGTAGATAAACCACCTGCGCTTGTCCGTAATGATATTAGACGTCTACTTTTCAATAAGCGCATAAAGGAACGTCTTGCATATCTAAAAGAGTGTGAATGGGAAATCAATAAGCCAGACCTATCATCCATTTGCAAGGAGTTCGAGAATATATTGAATGAAGAAGAGTTGGCTATGAACTCTCGTATCACTGCATTAAATTCCCTTGCAAAGTTAGCCGGATTACTTGAAAACAATCAACATAAATCAGACACAAAGGTAGCGGTCATTTTCAACACGTCAGAAAAGCCGCCTATTGATGTGAAAGTAGAACAGGTGAACTAATGAAAATTCATATCTGCCTCGTTACGAATGACAAGTGGTATCGTTTCATGCTCAGGACTATGTACGATATTATCATCCGCAAGAATCCTGAAACAGAAATCAAGTTCTATGTGCTTTTAGACCGTGTAGATAAATCCGATGAACTTAACACCTTTAACGCTATTGACGGCATTGAAGTCGTGAAGAAGAACATGGATTCCTATGAAGAGTTCGGTCAACTTAAAAGGTATCATTCGTATTGGGTCGGTCAGGAAAAGCATCTTAAATTCCTTATCCCTGAGCTTGACATTTTTGAAGGCGTTGACAGGGTTATCTACATGGATATTGATATGCTTGCCCGAAAAGACCTGACCGATATTTACACTGTCAATCTGAATGACAAGCCTATTGGACTGTGCCGAGATTATTACACGCTTCTCGATGGCTCATTTGCTCTGCCACCTGAAAGCCGTACAAAGCAACTGGAATCGGGTCTTATGGTTATGGACCTGCCGAAGTTGCGTGACATTCAATTTACGAAACAGTGTAAAGACATCGCTCCTTATCACTGTGGGGATATGCCAGTGGTCAATACGATATGCACACCGATTGCACAGAAACTTGACCCGAAGTATCAGATTCCGTTCCATGAAATGAGTGTTATCGGCAATTTTAACATTATTGAACACTGGAACATTTTCAACAACACTGCTTACGAAAACATTCAGGAACTTATCGACAAGAGTTATATATGGCATTTCTGTGGCGATAAGAAATATATGTACAATAAAATCAGTGTTGTCAAGATGGCATTTTATCTGTCTGAATCCCGCCTTGCTGCATTCCTTAAAACAGGAAATGTAATGGAATGGAAACCAGAAGATGATGCACCTCTTACGAATACATCAGATTTGAATGGTATCTGATAATTTATGACCCGCCGTGGGATGCTGTCTGTGATGGCGCAAAAATCCCACGGCTTATTTTTGCGTATAATTGCTAATAAACCTACACAACTTGCTATAAATCGTGTAAGATAATGAGCGTTTTGGCATGGTTTTGTAAGTGTTTGATTACCAATACGTTATAACTTTGTAGTGCGTATATGGTAAATATATAGGGAAACAGGTAACAATAACTTTGATATTATCATTGTTATAGTTTGGTGTTATCTATTCTATTTGATTTATTTTTCTATTTTTAATTCTCTTGTGTACGTGTGTATGTGCGCGTATCTATATTATACTTGGGTTCGTAGTATTGGCGTCATCCTCATGGGTTTGGTCATAAAGACAGTACCAATACATTTCATCGCATTCGTAACCGTCTTTATCAATGTAATGACGGCGACAGTCAACACGATTCTTACATTTGAAGCAGGTTTCCAGTTTCATAAGGGCTTGACCTCGGACGGATTTGGTTTAGACGGCTTAACTAATTTTAACGCGATTTAAGACAAGGTAAACGACCGACCCGATAAAGATATAGGGTAACACTAAAACCGCGCTTAAAACGCCCTAAAACCGCCTTAAAAACGATTTACAAGTAGCATCGTAAAGTCGATACTATTTCAATTTGATTTTCGACTGGTTAAAGGCTATGAAGGAATCAATATCACATCCTCCAATCACAGCCTTTATGACTTCCTTCTCAAAATCAGAAAGCACGTCATAATTAACAGAACCGTCATTGTAAAATTTATACCTCGCTCTTAATGCAAACAGTTTGAGTATCTGTTTTTTATGCATTTGGTTTTCAGATACATTTAGATTGGAGTTTACATACATCAATGCAAGGATATAGTCAAGTACCGATGCATTTCCGTACTTTATCCTCTCAAACGTTATGAGAAATTGGTCGTGTGTCATTGATAAGCATCCCTCTTACCTTCTGCAAATTCAGCTATGAAAGTCTGCCTACTGGTCTCGAAGGTAATGTTATGTTTTCTGAGTGGTGCAAGACATGACGTATCGCAGTCTTGATAAATAAATGTAAATGGGTGGTGCTGGATTGTATTTATGAAGCGTGCAGGTAACGACATTCTCATAGGGCAGTAATCCCAATATGACCTTAGAGAACGACAGGTTGCCTCATATAGTTGGTCTGATTTGCCCATACTTTCTCTTGTAATCAGCCCACGCAAATCATTTATGTCGTGCATCGTATTTGCCATATAAAATAGCAGGTCGTTTAGGTCCATCATCCTAAAGTTGAAAATGAAAATAGGCGGACAGTCCTCAATATCACATGTAAAAATGTCTATTGCGTTAAATTCATTAAGGTCAAAACTTGTTCTGCCATAATGCTTGAAGGTAACATAAACCTTATCCGCCTCAACAGCATTACCTTGGTTTTGACATGCCCTTGCGAAACATGGTCCGGCTTTTATGGAGATTGACCTGAATGGGCCACGAAGCAATGATGCAATCTCAGTGTTATCGTTGATTATCATTGTTATCTCCTTATTCGTTAGTGTATGTGTAGTTGATTATTGTGCTTGCGTCATCCCTGTTGTACTCTTCGTTGACTTCCATATTTTCAAAGATACGGCTCCATTCAGAGAACGAGTAAGGCGCATCAGAGGTTGTAGCCATAGTTTTCTCAACTTTATAAGTACATGACCTTGCCACAGTAGACCGACCATTAGTACGGTAGTCTGAATCACATAAGAACTGATACTGATACGAGTGGTCAAACACCATCTTCAAAGACCTGCGAACAGCCCTATAGTATGGGTTATCACGTTGAAGCATGCTATACGTTTTCAGCATATAACAACGCAGTTTGAACAGATTATCCCTCTCATAGTACGTATCGGGATTGCCTTGGTCATTCAATAGTTCTCTGAATTGAACTTCTCTTGTGTATTTAACGAACTCACGAAGAATATCATGGACATAAGGAAGGTTCTCATATCCCTGATAAATGAAAGGGATAGCCGGAGCTTTATTCTTATCAATCACGACGATGAAAGGATGGAGATATTCAATACCGTACCACCGCATATTCCATCTCATGCGCGACAGTCTTTTGAATCTTATCCCGAAGTCAGGCATTTTTATCGTTGCCTGAACACGACCATGCTGAAACTTATCTTCAAGTTCAGGTATTAATGTGTTATCAGTCATTGTAAACTCCTTAGTATGTTAGACGTGGACCGAGGTTTGATGCGATTGTCGTGGCGATGTTGAGTGATTGTGAACCATCTTCGAGGTATCTGATGTTTATGTCCTCGAAATCACCATCATCAACACGTACAGACATTAAAGAACGATATGACATTGGCTCTCCGTTCAGTGTGTAAAAAGCATTGTCACGAGAGCCAATCCACATTTTATACAGTTTGTCATAAGTGTCCTTGTTGAATACCTCCATCATATTTATCTCTGACCGAAGAAGCCAACAGCATATCTGAAACGATACATCTGAAGCCATTGGTTGATAGTCGTTTAGATAATCTTCAACGATACCGTCATAATAAGCCTCTCCGCCGTATCTCAGAATGTCAACGAACATACTCTGAAGGCGAAGATTCCAGTTAGCCCATCTGTCAGCAAGTGAAATGAAAGATACAGGTTCGTCAATGTCGAGATGCAACTTACACGCAAATACATTGTAATTTGATAACGACATCCTACCATGATACGTAACCGCCACGTCCATATCTTCAAGACGAATGAATCTGAGTGGCGGAGTGTCTAACATGGCTTTTATCATATCAGATTCCATGTTATAACCCCTATAAGTTGATTGTTTGGTTGAATGTAAAGAAGGCACGACTTAACGGTGAACGAGAATACATTACACTACTATTCTCATACCACCTAATCCTGTCGATGAAACGGTTCCTGCAAACAAATGAAACCATACGATGTCGATAACAAAGATATGCGAAAAAACTATCCCTGCTCAACCTATGAGAAAGCCGACGGTCGCTTGCAACATCTCTATTCAGTCCGTTATTTTCGGCATAGAATTTTAGATATTGAAGGATATACCATACACTGAGTTCCTGTCTTGGAAACGATGATTCTAATGCACAGGCGCAAGTCTCATTCGTATTTAGGTTCATAAGAGAGAAAAAGTAAATGTAGGTGTTACCAAAGAAATCATCACCGTAAAATTTGATTCCGATATTCATTTTTGGAATCTGAATTTCGACGTGTGCATAACAATGAAACATCATCTTCTCTCTAAGTTTGACAGTAACCCAATCATTCTTGAAAGGTTTACTTGCCATATGGGTCCTTTCCGTATTTGAGTTTCATAAGGTTGATGTTGTAGAGTTTCAGCCCATCCAACACAGAGTAGAATGAGCAACCACGAAAGGTTTTATGGTAGAACGGACAGCCATTACACCTGCGGAAGCCCTTTTTATTATGACGGCGACCACAAATGCCTTCAAAGGCTGTCAGAACATTCACGAGGTCTATTTTATCTTTACCTGTCATTTGTTTGCCCTTTCATGTTTGGTTATTCATCCCAATAGTCGAATTTATGCTCTTCTTCAGCATCATTGATTGCTTCACGCAGGTCATCGAGTTGCGTACAGTCGCTATCATATTTACCTGCACCATAAATGGCGATACCGATAATCAGTTTTGCCATTTCTATCAAAAGTGTATCACGAGTTGTCTGCTTCATCGTGTTACTCCATTTATTTGGTAGTACATTTTTGCGAGTTTTTCTTCCGATATAGATGAGGCGCAAGCCCTATCATCTTTATGGACGAGCGGTGCGGATTCAGGGAGGTTTCTAATGCACACTCCGTAGTCGATTGGAATGCACACGTAGGCATCCATCAACCTGAAGAATATACAATCCTTACAGTCAACACAACGTAGCCATGCTGGTTCGTCACCCATTGTTATCACCATCCTCAAGCTCATTCATAAGGTATCGTTTGATTGCTTCCTCGATGATACTGATTGGGGCATCAGAGGGGTTTACAATGACTGGTTCGACTTGCTTGTGTTTGTATGAGGCGTGTTTGTTCTGCCCATTCAAATCATCGACTGCCCTGCGAATAATAGGACTATCATCCACAAGGTCATCCAGTCGTGCTAAGAAACAACCACTATGAAGATTGAACGGACACTGACTGCACATGAGAGTATGACAAGAAACACTGCCTGTCATAAAAATCATGTTAATGTTCTTAGCCACACTTTCAAGATAGGCTACCGATGGGTCTTTAGACATTTTGTTTCCTTTCTTTTGCGTGTTTGCATTCGCTTCTTAGGGCGATTAATGCGTTATCAAGTTGGGGGGCGAGGCTAATGGCTGCAAGCATTTTTACGAGAAAGCAACCATCCGAATGAGGGAAGTTTAACGGACACTGAGAACATATCCTATTGTTACACATGCTTTCTGTCATAATTTGCAGTGTATAAACAGTCTTGATAATGTTATCCCTGAGCGTTGTACATTCGTCTGTTGTTAGTGACATAAAGGGCATGGCGTACCTCATAAGAAGTTATCAGGGTTAATGTACTCATCCCTTGAGTAGATGTAGTCGTCAAGGTGCATATGGAAAGAGTATTCGTGTCCATGTGTGAAGATAACACGACGGATGCCACTACCACTCCCAATCAATGACGCCTTAGCCAACAAATGTCCATCGAACTCAGAGGGTGGTTCGTAGATGCTGTACTGATGCCCATAAATACAACGGACACATGTATTGCCTACAACATCCACTAACATTCTGAACTTTTCCCGAAGAAGCCTGTATGACTGTAGCTTTGCGTACATATTACGACAGGCACACTCGAACATCATATCTTTATCCTCTTGCGATTCGTTCTGCACCATACAGAAGTCATCTTCAGGGTCCCCATACGTGAGAATCTTGCATAGGGGCCAGATGATATGAGCAAGGTTCAGTGGGATATTGTTGACATACATAATAGGAACCACCATATCGAATGGAACGGTTCTCTTGCCGACTTTCTCATAGATAACCACAACCGCGTATCTTACATTGGTAGACGGGCTTTGAACTGAACCACGATATGCCAATGTAAGGTCGATTTGTGGAAAACAGAATGCAGAGAAAGGTCTATGCCTCGACATACGCGACAAAGGCGTATCTACAAACTTATCATCAAAATCTGGGAGCATAAGAAATCTCCATGAGGGGTGAGTTTATGTGCCCACCCCTCTTACGTTATGTTATTTCTTGGCTGCGGTACTCTCGACATTCAGTTTGAAGTTCTTTTTGAACTCATTCCAAAGCGACTGTTTCGTAGCATAACTGTACTCTTCCCAAAGACCCTGATAATGGTCCTCGACGTAGTGCTTGAAGAGAATCCCTGCATCAGATTCGTAATACGCATCAAGTTCACGTTCAGTAATGTTCTTGGCAAACATCTGACCGCTTTCCTCCATGTCGTAGTACGCACCATAGTATGCGTTGTAGATTTCCTCTTTTTGGTCTGCCGAGTAAGATTCCCATTCAGGCTCGTTGGCAATCACGTAAGCCATGAAATCTTCGTCACCCTCTGTGTATTCATCGATGAACTTTTCTTCATCGACACCGTAGTGAGTGCGATTCTTATACAATGCGTCAGACCAATCTCTCCGATAGTCCTCATAAGAATCGTAGCCGTACTCTTTCCACCATTCATTTGTGGACACGACACCTTTTCCCCAATAACCGCAACTGTAAATGGAGTATGAGTAGGTCTTGTTTGAGTAGTAGACGCCCTTATCCTTAATCCAGTCACCCATAAGGTAGACTTTGACGCCGTTCATCAGGGCAATCTTATTGGTTCCAATGAGTTCGCCAATCAGGTTCTCGACTTTATCCGATGTAAGACCCGATTCAGCAATCCTCAATGCCATTTCAGCGGTATCGGAAATGCTATTCTTACGAGGCGTGATAGGCAACACACCATTGTGAATCATGCAACGAGGACATACCGTATAGGTCTTGCCGAGTTGCTTGACATTGTTCGTGATGGGGAACGGATGGGTGTTCTCTTTATTGACACCCCCATGCGTGTGAATCCTGAAATGAATCAACACGTCATATCCGTTCAGTTTCTTGAGTTGGGAATCATAGACCTTTTCAAAGTCCTTCCAGTCCATGATACCTTTGTGGATGTGGCACTGACCATCCTTTCGGACAGCATAACCGGCTCCGTCAGGATTCGATTCCCAACAATTCTCGAAAATGCTCAATTCAGGCATTTTCACTCCTTCGGGCTTGTAAATTGCGATGCACATAACTTATACACCTTTCCTTTCGATAAGAGCGTTAGCCTTATCATAGTTGTGTTCTTTGATGAACGTCTTGAACGAAGCAAATGCAGTTCTCGGCGTTTCAATGATGAGTTGGTCGAGGCACTCCGTATGCATGTGGTGAACCCAACGAACAAGAGCGTCAATGAGTTCCAAATCTTCATACAGAGTATTGATGTTCGTTGTGCTTGCGAACATTCTGAACTCGATTGTGTACTGGCTCGAATGATAATTGACGGCACTGTATCTGTCCATGTCGTCAATGTTGTTCGAGAAACTGCTGAATGAGCCGTAACTGTAATACTCGGCATAATCATTTCCTTCACGCCGAGCAAGCTGTTCAAACCGACTCTTATTCTCATTCACGAACCAACCTACCATGTACCATTCGAGGCTATCCATGAACTGTTTGGAGGCGTGGATATGAAGTCCGCACTTGTAATGAGCATGAAGACCCCAATCACGAAGAAGGGCGAGAATATTGTTCCATTTCTTGAAGTCAGTACGATACTCTTCAAGCGTATGCGGAGTGCTGATGAGTTCAAAACCATAGTCAGGAATCGAACCGTCATGCTCAAGATAGAACATATCCTTGCTGCTGTCGTAGTTTTCGTCATCCTCGTCAGTGGCATTACGAAGAGGCTTCAATGCTTCGACACAGGAAAGCATATCATCTTCGCCAGTGTCGCCAGTTTCCAACTCAAAGCCGAACCGAAGTTTACCATCATCGGGAACTTGGTAGTCGTGGGAATGATAACCACCGATTCCACCACGATGCCGTCTGATTTCATTGATGCACGAGTGACAGCACATCTGACCACGGTATCGAGTGAGGTTATCCATAGTGAAGTCGTTGCCGCAGTGTTCGCATTGTGCGCCGATGTTCTCGTAGCACTGATCGCATACGTGCCTATCACCACGGTTCATGGTATGGCGGTTGGTTGCCCTGTACCACTCGTGACATTCATCGCACTGGAAGTAGAGGATTGAATGGCACTGTTCGCAGAAAGCACCATCGTCATTGACGTAAGATGCTTGCCGTCCACAAATGATGCAG